AGTAATGGTAAAAACGGAGGTTGTGGTGGCGGTGCTCAATACTTTGCTTCAGGAGGTAGTGGAACTAGTGGACAAGGTTACAATGGTGGTAACGGTGCAGTAGGTACGCCTGCATATGGCGGAGGCGGTGGTGGAGCAAATGGTCCTGGCTCAAGCTCAGGAAGCGGAAGTAGTCCACCAAGCGGAGGAAGTGGATTAACTTCATCAATCAGAGGTTCTTCAGCTACTTATTCGTCTGGAGGTTCTGGTGGTGGAAATACATTTCCTGGTGCACGAGGAGATGCGTCACCAAATACAGGTGACGGAGGAGCAGGCTCTTATCAAGGACAAGGAGCAGGTAGTGGAGGCTCTGGTATAGTAATTTTAAGAACATCTGTGGCTTCAGCAACCTTTAGCGCAGGAGTGACATGCAACGGCACAGCAGGAGGAGGAACAATTAGTGGAGCTTCCGCAGGTTCAGATTATGTATATCAAATAACAGCAGCAGGCGCATCAGATACAGTAACATTCTAATATGGCACATTACGCATACATATCAAACGCAGAATTTACAATAACCGAGAGAGCTCGGCTTTTTGAAGTTGAGCAAGAAATTAATTCTATTTGTCAAAACAACATAGACACCGAAGGGTATAAAATATTAAATGAGACTTTAGAAACTAAATATACAAGCGATACATTAGAAACCCTACAAGCCGAAGCTTTGAATCTTGAAACTTATTCTGATGATTGGTTTACAAAACAGGAAGAAATACAAGCTGAAGAACTAAACCTTAAAAATCAAAGACTTGAAATAATAGACCAATTGCATGAGCTAGAGTATAATAATACAGAAGATTTAATTGCTGAAAAAGAAACTTTAGAAACAACTATATCTAATGCTTTGTGCAGGGTCACAAATGTGATTGTTGGCAAGGATGAGATTTATTATACTGATGGTGATTCTAGCGAAATTGATGCAGAAATACTTGCCCTTGAAGAAAGCAGACGTGGCAAATCCGAAGAAGAAGTTGAGCCAATAAATGAACAGATACAAAACAAAATACAAGAAAAACAGAGCATACCAAAGATTGAGGTTGATAATACTGTTTATTTAGAAGCGGTGTATGGAGGGGCAAAAAGAACATCGTATAATAACAACATTAGAAAAAACTTTGCAGGTGAAGGTATGATATATGACCCTGTGAGAGATGCTTTTTATGAGGAGCAGCCCTATGAAAGCTGGACACTAGATGAAGATACTTGTGTATGGCAACCTCCAACACCAAAACCAGGTGACAAATATTTTTGGAAAGATGATACAACAGAGTGGGTTGATTATGTATATTTTAACCCTGACAAAAATCAACCATACCCCAGCTGGACATGGAATACAGAAACAGGTGTTTGGGAGCCTCCAGTAGAAAAACCTATAGGACCTTTCTACAAGTGGGATGAAGAAACACAAACATGGATTATATAAATTATGGCAACAACAAAAGTAATAGCGGACTCACTAGATTTAAATTTGGCTAATACAACCAATTCTTTTAAAATGCCTTCGGGCACAGCTTTTTCTGGTACACCTGTAGAAGGTATGGTAAGGAATGATACAAGTCAATCTAGTCAATCATCAGTTTCTACTATGCAGTTTTATAACGGAACAGCCTGGAAAAATTTTGTAAATGCAGCTAGCTGCACTACTAGCACTCTTAATTATCCTACAGGTGTTACTGGCACAGCGTTATATGAGTTTGACGGAAACGCAAACTCTACAAGTAGTTCTTCTTACGACGCTGCATCTACTGCAAATTTAACATTTAACACAAGCATAAAAAGATATGGCACGTCATCCGCTTATTTTAATGGCTCAAACACTACAATAAATCTGCCCTTAACTTCATTTCATTTTAGTGCTTTTACTATTTCATGCTGGGTTTATCTTCCTACATATCCACCGAGTTCAGTATATGTAATTGCGAGCACTTATGATTACGGTCCTGGACCAAGCAAAGGTTGGCAACTTTACATCACAGGAGATGGTAAATTACAAGTAGATTTACATTCAGGTGATTGCGGCTCTCCATACCCTGTTGACCCTTCATGCACAGCTTATACTAGGATTACCTCTACTAATCTTATACCACAAAACACTTGGTCTCATTTAAGTTTGGTATGTGGAGGAACAGGCAATCCTGTAACTCTTTATATTGATGCCAATCAAGAAGCAACTACAACTATGCAAGGATTAGCGTATCACGCAGGTGCTACACCAACTATAGGTTATAGAATTTACAGCGTTTCAGGAACAGTGTATCAAGAAGGTTATTTTGGTGGATATATAGACCAGTTTAGAGGTTACAATACAGCATTAACTGGCACACAAATACAGTCTTTACAAAATGAAGTACCTTGTTAAAAAATAAATTATGGCAATCACTAAAATTACAAAAACAGAATTATTAGAACTTACATCAACTACAGGTGCAGTAAGATTACCCAGCGGTACAACAGCTGAAAGACCTTCTACTAATTTAAATGCTGGTGATTTTAGATACAATACAGACGATAATAAAGTTGAGTATTATGATGGCAGCAGTTGGTTTCAAATAGATGATGAGAGTTTACCACCTGTTCCTAGTGAAAATTTTAATACGCTTTTATATTCAGGTAACGGAGGCACACAATCAATTACAGGGGCGGTATTTCAACCAGATTTAGTTTGGGTTAAAAGGAGAAGCTCTTCAGAAGACCACGTGCTTTTCGATTCTGTACGTGGTGTGCAAGAACAATTAAGAAGTAATTCAGATGGTTCGCAAAGTACAAAAACAAATGCTTTAAGTTCTTTTGATTCAAGTGGTTTTACAACAGGTGCTAATAATGCACTGAACACAAATGGTCAAACCTATGTGGGATGGTGTTTTAAAGGAGGAGGAGCGCCTACTGCAACTAATTCAGCAGGAGCAGGTAACGTGCCAACAGCTGGTAGTGTAAAAATTGACGGAGCAGATTCTAGCGCAGCGCTGTCAGGCTCTATAGCCGCCACTAAAATATCAGCTAATACAAAAACTGGATTTTCTATAATAACTTGGACAGGTACACAGGTTAATGATTCTATAGACCACGGATTGAATGCAGCACCAAATCTACTTATTGTAAAAGACACTTCTAATAGTTATAATTGGTATGTATTTACAAAACCATCTGGAACTTCAAATAATTTAAGAATTGAAGGCTTAAATACACAAAATGCTGCATCAACACAAAATTCACAATTTACAACAACAACCTCATTAATTGAAAATTTAACAACCTTTGTTTCTCTTAATACATCTGGCGCAACTATGTTAATATATGCTTTTCACGATGTAGCGGGCTATCAAAAAATCGGAACATACACGGGCAATAATACAGGAGGTCTTGAAAACCAAATAATACAAACGGGTTTTGAACCAGCGTGGTTATTAATAAGAAATATAACTTCTTCAAGTAATGATTGGATAATAGTAGACAATAAAAGAAGTCTATCAAACCCAAGAAACCGAGTTTTAGAACCAAACAAAAATAATCCCGAAACAGAACAAACAGTTAATGTAAATTTTCTTACTAATGGATTTGAACTTACAAATGGAAATAGTGATGTCAATGATAATGGTGATGTTTATCTATATTGGGCAATAGCTGCGGACCCAGACACCACAACACCAACTCTAGCAAACAGTTTCAAAACAAACTTATATACTGGTAACGGAAACACACAAACAATAGGCGGTCATTTGAGCGGGGCAGCACAGTTTAATGGCAGCAATAGCTTGATTGATATTACAGGGTTTTCCAATTTTGCTTCAACAGGAGTAAGTATATCTGCATGGATTAATGTAAAAAGTTTTAGTAGCGGACCCACTATTTTTAATTTATACAGTAATAACAGTATAGTTTTTGGAACTAATTCATCAGGTAAATTTTTTAGGTCAGGTCAAGGTACGACTGTTACCTCTGCTGCTACAATGTCCACAGGCACTTGGCATCATGTTGTAATGACAGCGAATACAAGTGGTTTTACAAACCTGTATTTGAATGGTTTCGGAGCTGGAAGTGGTGATTCAACAACTGCAATGTATAATAGTAACAGTGATAAAGATTTAATTGGTGCTTATGGAACTAACAGCCAACCAATGGATGGTAGTATAGACCAAGTAAGAATTTATAATTCTGTTTTAACCGCATCACAGGTTTCTGAATTGTATAATGAAACATCTTCTACCGCTAACACATTAGATTTTCCTACTGGCGCAGGATGTATTGCTGCATATCCTCTTAATACAAACTCAAACGATTTGAGTGGAAACTATAATGGAACAGATTCAAATATAACTTACAGTGATGGACCTGGATTTAAACCAACCTTTATTTGGATGAAAGCTAGGGAGGCGACAACCTCACAAGCATTACAAGATAGCGTTAGAGGTGTAAGTAAATTTTTAGCAAGTAATGGTGTAGACCCTCAATATAGTTATCCAGGATATGGAGTGGTATCATATAACAATGACGGTTGGACATTAACAGATGTCGCTTCAGGTGGATATGGTATTAATGGAGCACCAGGTGGAACATACGCTGGCTCTAATGCTTATTATGTCGGATGGGCCTGGAAAGGCGCAGTTAATCTTCCCACAATAAATACTGATGGAAGTATAACAAGTATAGTCAGCGCAAATCCAGCAAGTGGATTTAGCGTGGTAAAATATAAAGGAACAGGTTCAGCTGCTACAATTGGACATGGATTGGATGATGTACCTGAATTTATTATAGTAAAAAATATGAGTTCTTCCGCTAAATGGAGAGTCTATGTTTCAGCAATTGGTGCAACTAAATATTTAAATTTAAGCGATGATGATTCTGAGGGAACTGCTTCAACAATATGGAATGATACTACACCAACCGAAGATGTATTTAGCATTGGAAGTGATTCATCTGTGAGCGCAAACAATGATTTATTTGTTGCATATTGTTTCCACTCTGTGTCAAATTATTGTAAAGTAGGGTCGTATACAGGAACTGGCGGCTCAGGAAATGCACAAGATATAGGATTTCAGCCAGGGTTTATAATATTTAAAAACTCTGATGGACAAAATTCTTGGTGGATGTTTGATTCAGAAAGAGGTGATAATAGCAGGCTTTTTGCTAATTTATCTAACGCAGAATCTACATCAAGCAGTTTAACAACAAATTCCACGGGCTTTTCTTTTAATGACGGAAACAGCAACTTAAATACACTGAATGATGTTTATGTTTACTTAGCAATAAAATAATAATCATGAATGTAAATGATATAAAAATATTAGGATTAAATAGTATAGTTTTAGGTATTTCGATGACGCATATTGATGTGTTTTTAAAGATTGTTTTATTATTAGTATCTATTGGATATACTATCCATAAATGGTACTTAATGTATGGAAAGAATAAGTGAGCACATATCATTCAAAGAAGCAACCAAATCAAATACTGCTCTAAGGTTAAATTTAGATAATACTCCAAATGATTATCAGATTACTAATATGGTTGGCTTGGCTCTTAATATTTTCGAGCCTCTTAGAAAATTTGTAGGTGGACCTATAAAAATAAACAGTTTTTTCAGATGTGAACAGCTTAATCGTGCTATCGGCGGAAGCAGTCGCTCACAGCATTGTGAGGGCAGAGCGATAGACCTGGATGATACTTTTGGTCATAAAACAAACGCTGAAATGTTTCAATATGTGAAAGATAATTTAAATTTTGACCAAATAATATGGGAGTTTGGTGATGACAATAACCCAAACTGGGTTCATGTTAGTTATATATCAGAGGATGAAAACAGAGGTAGATGTATGAAAGCTACAAAAGTAAATGGTAAAACTAAATACATTCTGATATGAGCAAATCTAAAAAACCATTCAAAGAGACTGGTGTAGGTAAATTTTTAATTGAAAAAGCCCCTTCAATATTAGGTATTGTGGGTGATGCAATATTACCAGGCAATGTTATATCTGAGCTCATTACAGGCAACAAAGAATTATCAGAAACAGACAAAAGTATAGCTCTTGAAAAACTTAGATTAGAAAGAGCAGAAATTGATGGTGTAACTAGACGTTGGGTCGCAGATTCTGGTAGCCAAAGTTGGCTCGCTAGAAATGTTAGACCGCTTACTTTAATAGTTCTTGTCGGTGCTTATGTAGGTGGATGGTATATGGGTTTAGAAACTTCTGATACAGCCTCTCTTTTAACTTGGGTTTTATGTGGATATTTTGGAGCAAGAACAGCAGACAAGATAGGTGTAAAACTTCCAGGTAAATAATCGTTATATTTGTTTTTATAATTTAATACAATGGTAATTAGAAAAATATCTATTGGTTCTGATTATAAATCTAGTGCTATGCACTATATAGTTGGTCAAGAAATATTAGGTGGTACACATCAAATATATCTGATTCGTTATGATGAGAAAAGTAACACATATAAAGTGTGGATTCAAAAAAATAAAGAAGTATTTTTATGGAAAGAGTTTAACTCATCAATTCCTGTTACGTTAGAATATAATATTAATATTGAATGAGGTCACCTTTTTATTTTATAGTCAAACCTATAAAAGGCAAAAGATACAACAATACAAAAGAAATAGGAGGTATAGATTTTATTACTAGTACCTCTGAAGAAAATCATCTAGCTTCAAACAGAGAAGCTTTGGTTGTAGCCACACCTATAAATTACACAGGGGATATAACCGCTGGAGATATACTCTTAGTACATCATAATGTTTTTAAATATTACAATGACATCAAAGGTCGTCAAAAAAGTGGCAGAAGTTATTTTATGGATGATTTGTTTTTTATAGACAATGACCAGTTTTTTATGTATAAGAAAAAAGGCGAATGGCATTGTCACGATAGATATTGTTTTATAAAACCAATACCTGTAACTGAAGCATATATTTACAAACCTTTTTCAGAAGAACCTTTAATGGGTGAAATAAGGTATATAAATAAAAAGTTAAAGAGACAAGGTTTATGTCAAGGAGATTATGTGAGTTTCAAACCAGATAGTGAATATGAATTTACAGTTGATAATGAAAAACTATATAGAATGTTTGACCATCAAATAACTGTAAAATTTTGAAGAATAAAATTAAATGTAGTCAATGTGATATGCAGTTTCCACATGGAGATGATTATAGAAAACACTGGGAGGCTGAACATTTGCAATACGCAATAGAACAAAATGAACTCAGAAGAGCTAAAAAAGAAAATAATACTAGCGGGTAGAAAGGCTGTCGAGCAACTTATTAAAGTTGCAAGAGAAGATATAATTAAACCTGACCCTGAAGACGAGCTTGCAGCAGATAGATTAAAAAATGCAGCAGCCACAAAAAAATTAGCAATATTTGATGCTTTTGATATATTAAATAAAATTGATTTAGAAGAAGAAAACATAGGTTTATCTAATAACATAAATACACAAGTTGATACAAAACAAGGATTTGCAGAAAGAAGGTCAAAATAGTTTATATAAAATTTTAAAAAATTATATACCTAAAACAGTGTTGTCCAATAAAAACAGGGCAAGAACTTGGGAGTATGGATACAATGAAAAGTATGATTTTGTTTGTATCTCACAAAATGGTCAGCTAGGTGATGTGGTACAAATTTCTGGCTTGAATATTGGATTGCCGCCTATTTCAAAAAAAATACATACAAGGTCTAAAACTAACGCAGAACAATATTGGCAAAGAACTGAGCTTCCTAGAGAACTCAATCGTATACAATCTATATTTCAATGGAATGAGATGCCTCTAAATTTTAAAAGTAAATGGGTAGATTATATTGAAAAAGAGTTTGACAAAAGAGAAGAAGGCTTATGGTTTATGAATAATGGCGAACCTACTTACATAACTGGTTCACATTATATGTATCTACAATGGTCTGCTATTGATGTAGGATATCCAGAATTTAGAGAAGCTAATCGAATATTTTATATTTTTTGGGAAGCATGCAAGGCAGATAAGAGAAGCTTTGGAATGATATACCTTAAAATAAGAAGGTCAGGATTTTCATTTATGGGTTCTTCAGAATGTGTAAACTCTGGAACATTAGCAAAAGATTCGAGGGTAGGAATACTTTCTAAAACAGGTTCTGATTCAAAAAAAATGTTTACTGATAAAGTCGTTCCTATATCAAGTAGGTTACCTTTCTTTTTTAAACCAATACAAGATGGAATGGATAAACCAAAAACAGAGTTAGCTTTTCGTGTACCTGCGTCAAAGATTACTAAAAAAAATATGTATGAAGTTGTTGATGATGAGCTTACAGGACTAGACACAACAATAGATTGGAAAAACACAGACGACAACTCTTATGATGGTGAAAAGCTTTTGTTGTTAGTACACGATGAAAGTGGAAAGTGGATTAAACCAAATAATATTTTAAATAATTGGCGTGTTACAAAAACCTGTTTACGATTAGGTAGTAAAATTATTGGCAAATGCATGATGGGTTCTACCTCAAACGCTTTGGACAAAGGAGGTAGTAATTTTAAAAAACTTTTTGAGGACTCTGATATAAGTATGCGTAATGCAAACGGGCAAACTAAAAGTGGCATGTATTCTTTATTTATACCTATGGAGTTGAATATGGAAGGTTTTATTGATATATATGGTCAGCCTGTTTTGCGTGCGCCAAGACAAAAAGTAAAAGGGGTAGACCATGAATGGATTACTAATGGCGCTATTGATTATTGGGAAGCTGAAGTGGATTCTTTGAAGTCAGATGCTGACGCATTAAATGAATTTTACAGACAATTTCCAAGAACAGAGTCACATGCTTTTAGAGATGAGAGTAAATCTTCGTTGTTTAATTTAACAAAAATATACCAACAAATAGACTATAATGATTCTTTAATAATGGAGCATCATTTAAATAGAGGAAATCTTTATTGGAAAAATGGAATCAAAGACACTAAAGTAATTTTTAGCCCTGATAAAAGAGGTAGATTTTTAATTAGCTGGTTTCCTGATAAATCTTTACAAAACAATTTGATTGAAAGAAATGGAAATAAGTTTCCAGGTAATGAACATCTAGGCGCTTTTGGTTGTGACTCATATGATATTTCAGGTACAGTTGGTGGCGGAGGTTCAAATGGAGCTTTACATGGCATAACAAAGTTTAGCATGGAAGATGCGCCAGCTAATGAGTTTTTTTTAGAATACGTAGCTAGACCACAGACTGCTGAAATATTTTTTGAAGAAGTTTTAATGGCTTGTGTATTTTATGGTATGCCAATTTTGGTTGAGAATAATAAACCAAGGTTATTGTATCATTTTAAAAATAGAGGTTATAGAGGATTTTCTATGAACAGACCTGACAAACATATTTCAAAACTTTCAAAAAGCGAAAAAGAGTTAGGTGGTATACCCAACAGCTCTGAAGATGTTAAGCAATCTCACGCAGCTGCTATTGAATCATATATAGAAAAAAATGTTGGATTAGATTTTGAAGGCGATTATAGAGAGTCTGGTGATATGGGTTCAATGTTGTTTACCAGGACTTTAGAGGATTGGGCTAAGTTTGATATTAATAATAGAACTAAGTTTGATGCTAGTATAAGTTCAGGTTTAGCGATTATGGCAGCTCAAAGACACATGTATCAAGTTGAGAAAAAACAATCAAAAATAAAGCTTAACTTTGCAAGATATAGAAACAAGGGAACATTAAGTGAATTAATTACATAGATGAAAGATGTTACAATAGACATTGCATCTGTAGGTTTTCCTAGTCAGTTTGTTTCAGATGCAGAAAAAGCAACTGATGAATTTGGATTACAAATAGGTCAAGCTATTCAATACGAATGGTTCAAAAAAGACGGAAACCAATGTAGGTATTACAATCAGTGGAGAGACTTCCATAGACTACGATTGTATGCTAGGGGTGAGCAATCAATTGCAAAGTATAAAAACGAAATTGCAGTTGATGGCGATTTATCATATTTGAATTTAGATTGGACACCCGTTCCGATATTACCAAAGTTTGTTGATATTGTTGTTAATGGAATGCAAGACCGTGAGTTCAAAGTTAAAGCTTACGCACAGGATGCATTATCACAAGCCAAACGTAATAAGTATCAGGACATGATAGAAGGTCAAATGGCAGCTAAAGAAGTCTTGACTACTATTCAAGATGAAACAGGTATCAATCCATTTATAATGGACCCTAATGATTTACCAGCATCTGATGAAGAGCTTTCTTTATACATGAATCTTAATTACAAACCTGCAATTGAAATAGCAGAAGAGGAAGCTATTGATACTATGTTTGAAGAAAACCATTACCAAGACATAAGAAAACAATTGGATTATGATGCTATGGTTATTGGTATGTCTGTGGCAAAACATGAATTTTTACCAGGAGCTGGTGTTGAAATATCTTATGTTGACCCTGCTAATGTAGTTTACAGTTATACTGAAGACCCACACTTTAAAGATTGTTTTTATTGGGGAGAAATAAAAACATTGCCTGTTTCTGAACTTTTAAAAATAGACCCCACCCTTACAAATGCAGATTTAGAAGAAATATCAAAATACAGTCAAAGCTGGTATGATTATTATAATGTAGCTCAGTTTTATGAGAATGATATTTTTTATAGAGACACTTGCACTTTAATGTACTTTAATTATAAAACCACTAAAAAGATGGTTTATAAAAAAAGAATAATGGATGGCGGTGGCTCAAAAATGATTGAAAAAGATGACACTTTCAATCCACCAGAAGAAATGCTTGAAGAGGGCAACTTTGAAAAAATAGAAAAAACTATTGATGTATGGTATAACGGTATTATGGTTATGGGTACAAACATTATTTTAAAATGGGAGTTAGCGAAAAACATGGTGCGCCCTAAGTCATCTTCACAGCATGCCTTACCTAATTATGTAGCAGTTGCGCCTAGAATGTACAAAGGTGTGATTGAATCTCTTGTTAGAAGAATGATACCATTTGCTGATTTAATACAAATTACACATTTGAAATTACAACAAGTCATAGCTCGTACTGTTCCTGATGGTGTTTATATAGATGCAGATGGGTTGAATGAAGTTGATTTAGGTACTGGAGCTGCGTATGACCCATCTGACGCATTAAGATTATATTTTCAAACAGGTAGTGTTGTGGGTAGAAGTTATACGCAAGACGGAGAGTTTAATAATGCTCGTGTACCCATACAGCAGCTTACAAGCAGCTCTGGCGCTTCTAAGACACAAATGCTTATTGCTAACTACAACCACTATCTTGATATGATAAGGGCTGTAACAGGCTTAAATGAAGCGAGAGACGGAACTACGCCTGACCCTGATTCCTTGGTAGGCATTCAAAAACTAGCTGCTCTTAATTCCAATACAGCTACAAGACATATATTAGATGGTTCGCTGTATATATATAAAACTTTAGCTGAAGCACTTACATATCGAGTTGCTGATATATTAGAGTATTCTGATTTCAAAGAAGATTTTATAAATAAAATTGGCAAATATAATGTAAGTATATTGTCTCAAATAGCTGATTTATATATATATGACTTTGGTGTTTTTATTGAGTTGTCTCCTGACGAAGAGCAAAAAGCAATGTTAGAGCAGAACATACAAATGGCTTTATCTAAACAAGATATAAACCTTGAAGATGCTATTGATATTAGAGAAATAAAAAATTTAAAACTAGCTAATCAGTTATTAAAAGTTAAAAGACTTGCTAAACAAGAACGTGATGAAAAGATGGCTATGCAGAAGCAAGCAATGGTTGCGCAGCAACAAATAAAATCACAAGAACTAGCAGCTCAAGTAGCTCTTCAGAAAATACAATTAGAGACTGAATCTAAAATGAAAGTAAAACAAGCTGAAATAGCTTTTGAAATTGAAAAGAATAAAAATGAGGCAGCATTAAAATCTCAACTTATGGAGCAAGAGTTTAATTATAATGTTAGATTAAGAGATGTCAGCGAGCAATCTTTAGCATTTAGAGAAGGTGCTAGGGAACAGGCTAAAAGCGATAGAATTAGTCAACAAAACTCTGAGCAAAGTAGATTAATAGCTCAAAGAAAAAATAATCTTCCGCCTCAAAACTTTGAATCAAATGAAGACAGTTTAGATGGTTTTGATTTATCAGAATTTGAACCAAGATAATGCTAAAAAAGTGCATTAATATTTTAAGTAAATTTGTAACCTAAATTAAATCTAATGGAATTAAAAGTAAGAGCAGTTGAAGCTGTTGAAGAAAAATCTGTACAACAGGTTGAGCAAGAGCTTCTTGACAAGCATGAAGAAAAAATTAACGACCAACAAAAAGAGTCGGAAGAAGTAAAAGAAGTCGCAGTAGAAAGCGAAGAAGTAAAACAGGAAGAAAGTGTCGTAGAAGACACTCCTGAAAAGACAGAAGAAGTGGTTGAAAAACCCGTGGAGCTGTCTGAAGAAGACGTTCTTTCATATATTGGAAAAAGGTATGGTAGGGAAATTAGTTCACTTGATGAATTAAATACAGCAAGAGAGGAAGCAGAGGAGCTACCTAAAGATGTTGCAGCCTACTTTAAATACAAAAAAGAAACAGGTAGAGGCATTGAAGATTATGCTAGATTGCAGAAAGATTTTAGTGCTATGTCACCTGATTCTTTGCTAAGAGAGTATATAACTGTTACTGAAGGTGAAGGTTTAGACCCTGAAGATATTGATTCTTTAATGGAAGATTATTCTTACACTGAAGATGATGATGAGACAGCAATTAAAAAAATTAAATTAGCAAAGAAAAAAACTATTGCCAAAGCAAAAAAATTCTTTAATGAACAAAAAGAATTATATAAGCAGCCCCTTGAGTCGAGTACGGCTGCTAATCCTCAAGTTCAAGAAGAAATACAAGCATATAGGCAATATTTAGAATCTGTTAAAACTCAACAACAAGAGGCAGAGGTAAAACGAAATTGGTTTACAAAAGAAACTGATAAAATTTTTACTGATAAATTCAAAGGTTTTGATTTTACAATAGGTGAAAATACTTTTACTTACAGTCCTGTGGATGCGGCAACTCTAAGACAAAGCCAAGATAATGTTATGAATTTTATAAATAAATTTATTGACGATAAAGGTTTACTTAAAGATGCAGCTGGATACCACCGAGCTTTAGCAATAGCGATGAATCCCGATAAGTTTGCTCAATTTTTTTATGAGCAAGGCAAATCGAATGCTACTGAAGATGTTATGCGTAAAACAAAAAATATAGAAATGACAGAACGCAAAGCACCAGAAGTAACAAATAAAGGAGGATTTCGTGTTAAAGCAATCAACCCTGATTCGGGTCGAGGCTTAAAAATAAGAAGTATAACTAAAAAATAAAAATTATTTAAAATGCCAGGAAGTGTACAAGCAAACCCTACGTTTGCATTACAGCCTAGCGCAGAACAAGTTGCGCTGGCTACTAATTATATAACAAACTTTGATTTCTTAAATCAGTATTTACCTGATACATATGAAAAGGAGTTTGAGCGATATGGAAATCGCACGATAGCATCTTTCCTACGAATGGTAGGAGCAGAGATGCCATCTAATTCTGACCTTATTAAATGGGCAGAACAAGGAAGATTACACACTAAATACGTTAATTGTGCTTCAGCAGGTAATGCTGGTGATGATACGGCTACAATTACAGTAAATGATACATTAGTACCAGGTACTGGAAGTATAGCTATTCGTGTGGGTCAAACTGTAGTTATCTCAGATAACGCAGGGTCAGGAGAAAACAAAGCAATAGTTACTGCTGTAAATACAGGAGCAGGTACTTTTGATGTTGCATATTACGAAGCGGCTGGACAAGTAGGTGCAGCTGGTCTTACAAGAACAGTCTTTATTTATGGTTCTGAATTTAAAAAAGGAACAGTTGGGATGACAGGCTCTTTAGAAGCTGATGATGTTATTTTTGATAACTCACCAATTATCATAAAAGACAAATATGCTGTTAATGGTTCTGACATGGCACAAATAGGTTGGATTGAAATTACAACTGAAAATGGTGCAAGTGGTTATTTATGGTATATGAAATCTGAGCATGAAACAAGACTTAGGTTTGACGACTATTTAGAAACTGCAATGATTGAAGCTGTACCAGCTGAAGCAAATTCAGGAGCTATCGCAGCTACAGGTGATGTAGGTAACAAAGGTTCAAAAGGTATTTTCTTTGAAGTAGAAAACAGAGGAAATGTTTGGGCTGGAGGAAACCCTTCTACTTTAGCCGACTTTGATTCAATTATTTCAAGATTAGACAAGCAAGGTTCTATTGAGGAAAATGTGATTTTCGTTGATAGAGATTTTAGTTTTGATATAGATGATATGTTAGCTGCTCAAAACTCTTATGGAGCTGGTGGAACATCTTATGGTTTATTTGACAATGATAAAGATATGGCATTAAACTTAGGTTTCACTGGATTTAGAAGAGGTTATGATTTCTACAAATCAGACTGGAAATATTTAAATGACCCAACTATGCGTGGTGGTTTACCAACTGGTGCTAATTCAGGAAGAATAAATGGTCTTCTTGTACCAGCAGGTTCTACTACAGTGTATGACCAAATTTTAGGTAAGAACGCTAAGAGACCATTCTTACACGTTCGTTATAGAGCTTCTGAAACAGAAGACAGAAGGTACAAAACTTGGATTACAGGTTCTGCTGGAGGTGCAATGACTTCAAGCTTAGATGCTATGGAGGTTCACTTCTTATCAGAAAGAGCTGTGTGTACTTTAGGTGCAAACAACTTCTTTATTTTCCAAGAGTAGTATTTATTTCAAGGGAGGTTTAACCGCCTCCCTTTTTTTTAATCAAATTAAATTATATATAATGAAATTAGAACCAAAAGACAGAGTCTATAAACTAACACGAGATAGAGCGCCTTTATCTACAATTATACCCGCAGGCGGCTCTCCAAAAAAACCAATACTTTACTTTGATGAATCTCAAGGGATTAATCGAGAAATAAGATATGCTTCAAATCAGAAATCTATTTTTGTAGATGAACAAGATGGTTTAGCTGAAAGAGAACATATAGATTTTATTGACGGGTTAAAAGTTGTTCCTAAAACTAACCCAGCGTTACAAAAATTTTTACACCTTCATCCATTGAATGGAAAATTATTTGAAGAAATAAATGATGAAAAAGATGCAGCAGACCAGCTTGAACAACTTGACGTTGCTTTTCAAGCTGAATCTGAAGCACGTAAACTGAACATCACACAATTAGAAAATATTTCAAGAGTTTTTTTAGGTATAAACCCTGATAAATTGTCTACAAAAGAACTTAAAAGAGATTTACTAATTAAAGTTGCTAGTTCACCAGTAGAATTTTTAAAAGTTATAAATGACCCAATGTTAAAACTGCAATCTCAAGTGCATTTATTTTTCGACAAGGGATTGTTAAGTTTTAGAAAAAATCAAAAAGAAGTATGGTTTAATTTAAAAACAAACAAAACTAAACTGTTGACAGTGCCTTTTGGTGAAGACCCATTTTTTATTGTCGCTTCATATTTTCAAAGCGACAATGGTATAGAGTCACTAAAAATACTAGAAAAAATACTAGAAGATTAGTCTGTTAAATCAACTGCTACAAAGAGGTCAAAATAAACGACCTCTTTTTTTTTGTTTATCTTTGTAGAAAAGAAATCAATGATTAATTCTGTTAGAAATACGGTACTTGCTATCCTAAACAAGAATAATTATGGGTATATATCTCCCTCTGATTTTAATTTATTTGCCAAGCAAGCACAGCTTGATATATTTGATGAATATTTTATAAGTTATAATAATCAGATAAATAAAGAAAACGCAAGAGTTTCTGGAACAGGATATGCTGATATTAATAAAGGATATGAAGAAGTAATAGATACCTTTTCAGTTACAGCAAGTTTATCTTTAAGTAGTAAAAATATTTATTCTGCACCAACAACAGCGACTACTGGTTCTGAATATTATTTGTTAAATAAAATATTAGTTTACAATACTGTAACGTCTTCTGGAACAACTACTGGAACAAGCGGTAATAACACATTAATTGATTCAACAGCTACTTTTCAAACTGATGGTGTAGCACAGGGAGATGTTGTATCTGTAGTTTTAAGCAATGCTGTAGTTACAAACTTAGAGGTTGTTTCGGTTACTAATCAAACAGAATTGACTGTTAATGTAGCACAATTGTCTTCATCAGGGTTAACATATGCAATTTATAAACCTACAAATTTAAAAAGTGAAGCAGAAACAGTACATCACAGTAAAATTACTATGCTTAATAAATCAATGCTCACTGCGCCTAATATTACCTTCCCAGCCTACACACAAGAGGGCAACCTGTTGACATTATATCCAAATATTATAACTCAAGTGGGTCGAGTTGTTTGTCAATATGTAAGGTATCCTAAAGACCCTAAATGGACATACAATACTTTAACTGGTGGTGAGCCTATATTTGACCAGTCTCAATCAGATTATCAAGATTTTGAACTTCCTCCTGATGATGTAAATAATTTAGTAGCTAGAATATTACAATATTCAGGTATGTCTATTAGAGAATTATCTACAGTACAATTTGGACAAACAATAGAACAATTAGAAAACCAAGAGCAATAAGATGGCATATATAAACCAAAAAAAATATTATACAAATGACGGTGTAAATCCTACTAATACTAACTGGGGCTCATACCAATTTGTAAGTTTAGAGGACATAGTAAATAATTTTGAACTTATGTATTATGGTAATCATTCTTTGATTAATAACGAACCACGATACAAAATATTATTTCATGCAAAAAGAGGTATACAAGAACTAAATTACGATGCATTTAGAGAAATAAAATCACTTGAGCTTACTGTATATAGTGATTTAAAATTTATTTTACCATCTGATTATGTTAATTGGGTAAGGGTATCCTTATTTAAAGATGGATATATAAGACCTTTAGTTGAAAATATACAAGTTAACACAGCTCTATCTTACGTGCAACCAAATGCTTCATATCCTAACACTGGTGTTCCAGACTTTACTGGGAATGATGCCACTGTTGACACTTCTACTTTAGATACAGAAAGATTAAATGGTCAACTAAAAAGTATTTATTTAAACAGAGAAAACACTGATGATGAGATACCCATTGATTCACAAGGCAACTTGTATTTTGATTATACAATAGGTGCACGTTATGGATTAAATACTGAGACGGCAAATATCAACCCAACTTTTAGAATAGATAAATCAGCTGGTGTAATTAATTTTGATTCCACAATGGCAAACGAAAATTGCATTTTAGAATATTTATCTGATGGTATGGAAGCGGGTGATGATTCTAAAGTTTCAGTAAATAAATTGTTTGAAGATTATATTTATGCATACATAGAGTACGCTATATTGAATAGTAAATTCAATGTTCAAGAATATATAATTAATAGAGCAAGGAAAAGAAAATCATCGTTACTAAGAAATGCAAAAATAAGATTAAGCAATATTCATCCAGGTAGATTACTTATGAATCTTCGTGGAGAGAATAAGTGGATTAAGTAATGGCAAACATTCAAAGAAATTTTATACGAGGGCGAATGAATAAAAGCCTTGATGAAAGGCTTGTACCAAACGGCGAATATATTGACGCTCTTAATGTAAGGTTGGGTTCAACTGAAGGTTCTGAAATAGGTTCAGTTGAAAATTCAAAAGGTAATACTTCCTTGACAACTTTGATGTTTAATGAAATAGAAGTAAGCAATAATGCTAGATGTATTGGTGCTTTTGAGGACGGTGCTAATGAAACATTATATTGGTTTGTGCATGACCCGTCTTTTCCATTAGGCTCTACAAGTAAATTAGACCTTATAGTTTCATATAATACAAATGACAACTCTTTAACTTATCACGTTATAAGTATTGATGATGGAACAAATCTAAATACTACATTAAACTTTAGCCCACATCATTTAATTACAGGTATAAATTTAGTGGACAATGAATTGTTATTTTTTACTGATAATTTAAATCCTCCACGTTACATAAATGTTAATAGACGATACAGCGTACCTGTAAATAATTTAGATAATTTTAGCGCTGAGTCTTTGCTTGTAATTAAAAGACCACCTATTGAAGCACCAACTTTTCAGGCTTTAAATATTGTAGGACAACAAGATGACTTTTTAGAAGATAGGTTTATATGTTTTGCTTATAGATATAAATATGCTGATAATCAATATTCAGCGACTTCACAATTTAGCAAAGAAGCATTTAGCCCAGGGTCATTTAATTTTAGTTATAACAGCTATTTAAATGAAGGTATGAAAAATACCAAAAATGCTGCTATTATTACATTTAATTCAGGTAGCTCGTTAGTTCAGGGAATACAATTATTATTCAAAGAATCAACTACAAACAATATAAAAGTAATTGAATATTTAGATAAGAACAATTTAGGATATTCCGATAACACAAACTACACTTACACTTTTGATAATAGTCAAATATTTACACTTCTTCCTGATTCTGAATTATTGCGTTTATTTGACAATGTACCTCTTGTAGCTAAAGCTCAAACTTTGATGGGCAATAGGTTAATGTATGGAAACTATAAAGAAGGTTATGATTTAAAAGATAAGTTTGACCAGGATATAAAGCTTGAATTTTCTGCTGCTTTAAACTCTACAGTTATTGATAGTTCTTCATTATTAGATTCTACAGGCGGTGGTAATTATACGTTCGGTCCTACACCTGTTACTGTGCCTAACTCTGTTGTTTATTTTGATTTATCAAATCAAAACGGAACTACTTTAGAGCTTACTGCTGGTTCAAGTATAACGCTTGACTTTACTATTTTACATAGTCAATTTACTGGCACAACTCCTACAGCACAAACAGGAAGTACAACATTAGTTTTTGACTATACATTACCTATAGATTTTAATAATGTATATGATTTGGCAACAAGCACAGATTTTATAGAAAAAATAGGTACATCTTCTAATATACAATCTGTAACGAATGCATGTAATGGCTCTACTCTTACTGACCAAGTAAATTGTGCTTTACCTGCCACTCTTGGAACTTACACAAAAACTGCAAGTGGTATCAACGCTACTGGAGAACCAATAAATATTATTGCTTCACCTGCTAGTAATACCATTGGTCTACAACTAATAGCTATGAATTATGTAGATGGAGGTAATAACTCATACGAGTTTTATGCGGTAAGTGCAGCTACGGCTACATTTGGCACAGCAAGTTCACCAAGTAGTTTACATAGTAATAGAGGCTATGAAATTGGTATTGTGTATATGGATAATTTTAACAGAGCTTCAACTGCATTAGTTAGTCCTAACAATTCTGTTTACATACCATGCTCAAACTCAATTAACAAAAATGATATTAGAGTTACAATACCACAACAACAGCTAGCTCCTAGTTGGGCAACAAGGTATAAGCTTGTTTTAAAACCATCAGAATCTACATACGAAACTATATTTACTAATATATATTATGAAGACCCAGCTAGCAATGCAACCTACTTTTTACTTGAAGGAGAAAACGCTAATAAAGTAGAAGAAGGAGATAGATACTTTGTAAAATCAGACAGTAATGGTCCGATTCTAAGATGTGTTGAAGCTACTGTGTTAGAAAAAAAATCTCAAACTGCAAACTTTATTACAGTTTATGATAGTGCGCAAAACCAAATACAAGTTCCTGCTGGAACTTATATGAAAATAAATCCTAGTAATTTTTCTACTACTGTTATTGAAAACGATGTAGTTGCTGAAGGCAGTCAAACAGTTCAAGAAAACTCTTCTGGTGATTATCCAATACTTGCATACCCTATTAATTTACCACCACCTTCTGGTACAGGTAATTATGTAGATTACACTGTGCCTGCTGGAAGTAGAATTAATATAAGTATAAGACAAGAAAGGCTTGGACCTAATCAAGGTGATGGAAACTGCGAAAAAAGAATTAACACTATAGATGTAGAGCTTATAGCCTCACAAGATTATGCAAATATGTCTGAATGGTTTTATGGTGATAACGTGTCTACTGTATTTACAAACAGAGCAGTAAGCGAAGTCGGTGGTAACGGTAGTCCTGTTGTAAATACATGGGAAGCCGCAACTAGCGGCACTGGAGCTCCAGATACCTCATCTCCTAGTTCAGATATTAGCACTGCTGTTGACACGAATTACTACAGAACATATAGAAACAACACTACTAATGAATTATTCTTATTAGTAACAGGAACTGTTAGGTGCGGTGGTGTTGCATCAAGAGCTAAAAGGCGTAGCTCTGTCACAGTAGATATTGAAGTGTATCGTTCAGGCTCTGTGATAGCATTTGAAACTCAACCTGCTGATGCATCACCAAGCATATGGTATGAAAATCATTTATCTTTTCCTATTAGCGCTGATGGTATGCATACAGGTAACGTGCAAACACAAACATCTAGTCAATCAGCTATAGTAGATTCTGAGTTTTCAAATTGTTACACGTTTGGAAATGGCGTGGAAAGTTATAAAATACTAGACTCTTTAACAGGCAAAACTAAAAATTTTGGAGAACGAGTTACTTCAACTTCTAATATGGATTATAAAGAAGAGCATCGTTTTGCTGATATTACTTATAGTGGCGTGTTTAATGATGAGTCAAATGTTAATAAGCTTAACGAGTTTAATTTAGGTTTGTTAAATTTTAAACCACTAGAAGAATCCTACGGTCCGATACAGCTTTTAGATGGCAGAAAAACAGACATACTTACACTTCAAGAAGATAAAATTTCTTATGTTTTAACAAAGAAAAATTTATTAAGTGACTCAACAGGTGGAGGAGCAGTTACTTCTGTTCCTGAAGTATTAGGAACGCAAATAGCTAGAACTGAAGAATACGGTATAAGCGAAAACCCTGAAAGTTACTCTACTTACGGTCCTAATAAATATTTTACAGACGCAAAAAGAGGCGCTGTAATAAATCTTATAGGTAGCGAAATGAGTAATGAACAGCTTCGAGTAATATCAGAAGCTGGCATGCGTGGTTGGTTTAGAGATTTATTTATTAGAACATTTAACACACAAAAACTTGGAGGGTTTGACCCTTACATGAATGAGTATGTTTTGCACTCAAATGTACAATTACCACAACCATCTACTGATTGTTTTCAATGTAACACCAATAGAGACTTAACAGTTTTGCCAGGGCAAACTTTTAGTTACTGTGTTGATTTAGAAAATTTATTAGGAATTGTAGATATAGATTTTGTAATACCCTTTCAAGGTTTCGACAATATAGTTACTGAGCTCAACTCAAACACAGTAACTGAAACTAATAGTAATGAGATTGTAGCTGAAACCACTATTAGTGGCGTAGGATTTACAATAACAGCTGTTTACAATGGTGTTTCACATACCACAGGTGTTGTTTATCAAGACGGAACTTTATCATTTAATAAAAATAGCGTTACAGCGGATAAGGTGCAAATAAATGTTTCTCACGATAGCACATCAGCACAAACAATAGATATAACAACAGGATGTCCACAAGCAGCAAGCATGACGGTATTTAATGTAGCTGTCACCAGTAATGCTGATGCATCGCAAAGAATTACAAATGTTTATAGCTGGACTGATGGTAGCTTTACTTCTAATGAACACTCATCTTTAGTAACCTTTTCAAGTAGCAACACCAATCCTATAGTATCTCAATATACACAAGTAAATGGCTCTCAAGGAGGAGGTATAATTCCAGGAGATGGAGCAACAGTTTCTATTATAAGTAGAAAAAACTCAGGAGACAATTTTGTTTTTGATGCATCAAAAAATAAACTTAGATATTTAAGAACTTCAACTTTTTATGACAATAATGCTACAGATATAAATGCTTTATTGTCTGCATCGACTAATGTTACTCCTATATCAAGTCAGACTAATCCAAACCAATTTGTTGCAAACTTTACTTTGCCAGCAGGTGGTAGCTTTTTGTATATAATTTGGGATTACAGAAAATCAAACTCTCAAAAACTTTGTTATTCATCAACTAGCACTACTGATGCGTGTACAGGTTGTACATTTCCACCTGTTCCCGCACCTACATCTCCTGTGCCAGTAACACCTGTGTATAGATGGCTTATCGAATCAGGAAGTGGTAGCACAACTAGCCCAACGACTTGTCCAAATGCTTCAGTGCCTATATATAGCACTGCAAGTTCGTTTGCGACTACATTTGCAAATAGCACTGTTTTTTATACTGATGCTGGACTTACAACGCTTTTTCAGGGAGGAAATAATTATTTTGGTGTAAGAGAACCAAATCAAGGTTATGGTCAGTCACAAGGTATTATGAGAATGACTAATTTAGGAACAGCTTCTAATATAGACACTGCTGGAGTTTGTAATCCAAATCCCACGCCTGTGCCTGTGCCTGTACCTGTGCCAGCGCCAGTATCACCCACGCCAGTGCCTGTACCTACAACACCTGTTCCAGCGCCCGCAGCGAGCACTACAGCATTTACTATGACAAGCATAAATACTTATTGGTCTAGCCAAATTGATGCTTGTAACAATGGTCCGTCAGCATCTATGCAAACTTACTATCATAACGGAGTAGGCTCATGTCCTCAAGGAGCACCTGGTAACCAAAATATAATTTATATAGATGCGGCAGGCACAACAAAACTATCAGATGTAGTCAATACAGCTGGAAGATATTATTTTATACCATCTAGTGTTTGCTTTGGAATAGGAAACGGACAGATTATACAAATTGACCCAAATAATGGAATCATAAACACAAGAATAAATTGTTAAAATGGCAACACTAGCAACATATTATTTTGATACAGCAAGTTTTACAAACGCAACAACTATTTATGATGATGCGAATTTAACTACTATATCACAAAATGGATGGTATTCAGATGACAGTATTGTAAGGCAACAAATAAGTGGTGTTTTAATGGCAGCACAATCATGTAGTATTCCTACACCAGTTCCTACACCTACAGCGCCAATACCTGTGCCTGCACCTGTATCACCTACTCCAGTTCCGAGTCCTGTGCCTAGCCCTGCTCCTACATCACCCGTGCCTGCACCAGTAGCGCCTAGTCCTGTGCCTAGTCCTGTTGCACCTAGTCCTGTGCCAACAGCCCCTGTGCCCGCACCAGTAGTAGCTCCACAACCTGTGCCTGCTCCTGTTGCTCCTGTGCCTGCTCCTGTTGCGCCTTCACCAGTACCTGCACCAGTAGTACAATGTTATGCTATAAGTGTGCAAAAAGGCAGTTATGTTTGTTCTGGTTCTTATTCAGTGCATTATTTTGATGCGTCAAGTTTATCAGCAGCAACTACAGCTTATGCAAACTCAAGTTGTAATTCAAACGCTAGCGCAGGATATTATAGACAAGGGTTATCATACAGATATTGGAATGGTTCTAGTTTTACGTCATCAGGTAGTTGTTAATTTAATTAAATGGTTTTAATAAAAGAAAAAAGAGATTACATCCCTTACGACCCTAGTCCTTTGCAAAAAATAACTAGGGCAACTAAAAAGGGGTTTCAAGTATTAGATGTTCCACCAGCAGTTTATAGTATTCTTACTGAATTTTATGACAGAAATAAAATGCACGAAGAAAACTATGCTGGAAAGGAAAATTATTCAAAACAAGTAAGTTATCTACAAGACATAAACCAGTTTGGAGATAGAGTTGCTTTTATAAAAGAAACAATGTTAGACTTACACCAAGAGTGGTGTGGTAGAAAATTAAAACCAGCTGTTGTTTATGGAGTCAGAAGTTATAGCGCTAATACTATTTTTAACGCTCATTTTGATAGACAAGATACGCACCATGTAGCCTCTAGTATAACACTAGGAAAAGATGCTCCTTGGAATCTCAATATTCAAGACCATGATAATCAATGGTGGGGTGTAGATGTTGAACCTGGACAAATGATTATGTTTGAATCAGGGTGCTGTATGCACGGAAGGCTAGACGAATACAAGGGAACGTATTTTGATAATTTATACACGCACTTTACTTATGAAGAACCTTTTGAGGAATACCAAGAAAGTATACATATATGAATCACCTGATAAAGGTAAAACTATTTACAGAAGAGAATTTGGTAATTACGATAAAAAAGAATTAATCAAGTCGCCTAATAGTGAAAAATAGGTACATATCTTTTGATTGGTGGTGGGGTGGTTTTAATAATATTCGGATGTGCTATGAAATGGTTGGTGCTATGTCATATGTGTCAGGCAGAAAAATTATATTACCACCTCCAGGATATTGTTTGTTTTTATCAGAACATCATGACAAAAAAACTTTTTGGGATATATGGGAAATATTAGATAAAAAGGCTTTTACTGATAATTTTGATTGCGTTGATTATCAAGATACTGAGCTTATAAAATATTCTTCAGATAAACAAAATTACGAAGGCATCTGTAATGATATTAAATGTATTTTATTTAACGATGAAGACATTAATTGGGGTCCTCAAAAGTTTATAGGTAAAGGTTTAATATACCACAGCATCGAAGACATAAATCATTTTAACAATTTTAATTGTGATAATAGAGAGTTTTTGTATGATATTATGTGCGATGATGAGATTATACATTTTCCAAGAAATTTATTAGGGCATTTTGGTTATCACGTCTATCCTCCAAACGATATGGCACGTAGAGTTATACAGCAAAAAATAAAAAGAGGTGTAAAGTTTCAGGATAAATACATTCAAAAAGCAAGAGAAATTATGCAAGGAGACTATGATGCTGTGCATATACGTAGAGGCGATTTCAAATATACACAAACTCAATGGACAGAGGAGATGTATGATAATCTTGAATCGCTTCTTGATGTAAATGTAAGAAAATCAGTACCTTTATACATAGCAACTGATGAACCTGACTTGTCTATGTTTGATTTTTTAAAAACAAAATATAATACTATATTTTTAAAAAACATAACACAGGTTGAAATGGCTGAAGGATTGGTTCTTGACACTTTAATATGCGCTAATGCATATAATTTTTTTGGTTCAAGGATGTCAACCTTTTCAGATTACATTAATATAATTAGAGGATATAATAATAAAATCGATAATCATAGAAAGTCTTTAAATTTTGAAAGACCGAAAATAAAATACAATAAATACCCCTGGGAAGTTGAGCCTTATAATTGGCAAGACTTGTGGGGTGAATTATATTATGGCAAAATTTAATTTAGGGATACACGGGTCTCATAACGCTGCAATAGCAATTTCATATGGTGGAGATATTTTAGAAGTGGTTGAGCTTGAAAGATGGGTGCAAGTTAAAAACGCTGCATTTTTTTATTATCACCCTATACTTAATCCTATAGAAGTTCTTAATGAAATACTAGATTATTTTGATTTTAAATATCAAGCAAAGCGTTATGATTTTGCAATGATAAACTCATTCCCACAAGAACATTACAAAGATTTACGTGCAGATAACGTGGTATATGTGCCACACCATGAAGCTCATGCTTGTAATGTTATGTATCATTCTAGTGCTTTAGAATCACTTATAGTTTCATTTGACGGTGGTTCAGATAATGGACATTTTAATATTTATTTAGGAACAAAAGGACAACCCTTACAATTAATACACCAATCAAATAAAGACCTTTGCGTGCCCTATGCAGCTTTAGGTCATTATATGGGTGATATAGTTAGAGAAAGAGATTGGTGGTTTGGTAATCTTGCTTATGCTGGAAAGGCTATGGGGCTCTCTTCTTATGGTAAAAGAGATGACGAGCTTTTTAATTATGTAACCCAGTTATATGACAGAAGTGTTACAAACAAAGTTGATGAAACGCATAATAACTGGGCAGAAATTTTTTGTGGTTGTCATCAAAAAGAACAAAAATCAAAAGATTTAGCATATGCCAACCAATATATGTTTGAGAAAAACTTTGCTGATATTGTGCTTCCGTTTAAATTTCAATATCCAGATAGAGAGTTGCAGTTTACAGGTGGTGGTGCAATGAATATATTAAATAACACTACTTACAAGGCTTTTGTGTCTCCAAACTCTGATGACAGAGGTATTGCATTAGGCTGTTTGCTTAGTCTTATAAAACCAATGAATCCTGTTGATAGCACCTACTTGGGTTCAGAGCCCTATGATGATATGCCAGAGGCAAAAGAGATTACAATAAAACAAGTTAGAGACATGCTCGACCAAGATAAAATTATTGGGTTGATACAAGGCAGGGCAGAACACGGAGCAAGAGCTTTAGGTAATCGTTCTATATTGTGTATACCAAAACAAGGCGTAAAAGACAGGCTTAACGCAGACGTAAAAAAAAGAGAATGGTTTCGACCTTTTGCTGCTGTGTGTAGAGAAGAAGATGCTAATTTATTTTTTAAAGCTTACGGACTACACCGATGGATGACACATAATGTAAAAGTAAATACTGATGCTTTTCCTGCTATTACACACGTAGATAAAACCTGTAGATTACAAACTGTAACTGAAAATCAAAATAAATTTTTATATGATTTATTACAATACCATCCTGTATTATTAAATACTTCTTTTAATATTCAAGGTAAACCCATACTAAATACATATAAAGAAGCAATGTGGATGAAAAACAATACAGGTGTTGATGAAATAATAACCGATAAATATATATTATAATGTTAAAAAAAATAAAACTAGATTACGATTGGAGTTATTTTTTACCTCCAAAACAAGATTATACTGTACATAAAGGCAGCTGTTTGACGCATCAAACTAAAGAACTTACAGACATACATGAAGAATATGGCTTGGGTGAAACTTATACTTTTGACAATACAGTCATACAACAGCTTTGGTATACAAATAAAGAATTAGACTTTGAAGAGCTTGGAAAACAAACTGGTATGGAAGTAATTACTGTATCAAGTATTTTACAACCTCCAGGCAATGTAATTGCTTTGCATAGAGACACGTTTTATCAAATCAAAAAAAAGTTTCCTAATGATAAAAGATTAAAAGTACGTGCAAATATTTACTTAGAAGATTGGAAAGTTGGGCATATGTTACAATATAAGTCTGAAGAAGATAACATTTGGAAAACTTCTGATAATTGGAATGCTGGTGATGGGTATATATGGGATGCAAAACCTTTGCACCTTTCTGCAAATGCAGGCATGAAAAACAAGTATACACTGCAAATCTCAGGCTTTTTGCTTTAAAACAAGCAAGCGATTAAATTTGTAAATTTGTAGCTAAATAAATCATATGTCTTTTTATTATCAGTTACAAAGTTGTGACAACTCAAGCGTTATAGTTGACGCTCAGTTTCAGACTCAACAAACTATGAATCAAGTTTATTTGATTTATGGTTTAGCTTCTGGTCAAGGAGTTGGTAATTGTTGGAAAGTATATGGTTTAGCAAACTCAGGACAATTTGTAAACCCTATAACGGATTATGGAATAAACGGATGTTCTAGTTGTAATGCGCCTGCCCCTGCACCTACCACAGTTACTTCGTATGCTTGGCAGTTCAATCAAGTTCAAGGTAATGGTAGTTTTGTAAAACCAACTTCTTGCACAAACTGTCCTGTTACCGTTTATTCAGATGTAAATACTTATAATAATGTAGTTTGTGGCACACAACATTTTTGGCTTGACGCTAATCTTACAACTCCATTTAATGGAAGTAATCAATTTTACATTGCTACCCCTGGAAGCACACCTGCCACAGGAACAGGTATGCTTCTTATTGAACCTAACGGAACTGTTACAAATAAATATGATTGTAATGGTGCTAACATTTGTTTTGGTCCTGCTCCTACTCCAGTTCCTACAGCACCAGTTCCTTCGCCAGTTCCTACAGCACCAGTTCCTTCGCCAGTACCTGCTCCAGTAGCTCCAAGTCAACCAGAATATTGTTTACAATCTACAAACGCAGTAACATTTCAAGTAATTGGAGGGGTAAACAAATATATTTTTGGTGGAAATTATGGGGTTTATGGTAGTGGAACAGGAGTTTTTGTTCTTACAGGAATACCTTCAACACATCCTATAGCATTTCAAAATTTTGGTAAAACATCTTCATTTCAATATGAGGGTCAGTTTAGTGTAGGCACCAAAACAGGACAAGACGGTAACACATATGAATATTTTTATGGTGATGTAACTATAACTGTTACTGGAGCATATGGAATTATTGGATATGAGTGTTATTATCACGGATATATGGGCGGACAAAATAATTTAATGTTTGATAATGTTATTTGTCCAAACTTACAGCCACCCATCATACCTCCACAGGGCGACCCATCGTTACAATACACTTTGACTTATAGTGATAGTGTTCAAGGGTGGGCTTCTTTTTATTCTTATTTTCCAGATTGGATGATAGGAATGAATAATTATTTTTACACATTCAAAGCAGGTAATTTATATAGACACAACACAAATGATACAAGAAATAATTATTACAATGTTCAATATAACTCCACACTAACGAGTGTATTTAATGAGCAACCGCTTGAAAATAAACTATTCAAAACAATAAATTTAGAATCTGATAAACCTTGGTCCGTAACTCTTGATAGTGATATACAAACTGGAGCATCTATAGACTACACTTGGTTTGAACAAAAGGAAGGAGCTTGGTTTGCTTTTGTCCGTAACAACGGCACATTGCCTGCTGCAACTTCAGAGTATCCTATGCGTTCAGTAAATGGTATTGGAAGAAGCACTTCGGTTACAATTATTGGAACAACTACTATTATAAATTTTGCAACAGACCCGCTTATAGTTATTGATGGGGATTTGAGTGTTGGCGATATTATTTATTTTGCTTCGCCACCATACAATTCAGTTGAAATGGCAGGTCAAGTAACTGCAATAAGTATAGACTTGCAAAATAATACAAACAGCATTACTATTGATAATTCTATTACAGGAGCTGTAGCCATATCTTTACAAGATGGATTTATAATGTATATAAAAAATCAACAGGCAGAATCTAACGGAGTGTTAGGTCATTACTGTCAGTTTACAATAACAAATACAGATACTACAGCCACTGAACTGTTTGCTGTTGAATCGGAAGTAATGAAAAGCTATCCGTAAAATTAGTATCTTTGTAGCTAAATGAAATTAAATATTAGACCACTGGAAGAATCTGACTATGAGCAGATTTTAGTAGGTTGGTGGAAAGACTGGAATTGGACACCACCAGAAAAAGATTTTTTACCAGACAATGGTACAAGTGGTCTGATAGTATATGACAAAAAAACACCTGTATGTGCAGGATTTATATATATGACAAACTCAAAAGTAGCTTGGGTGGATTGGATAATATCTAATAAAAAATATAAAAACAGAAAAAGCGCTTTGACTTTTTTAATTAATGCATTGACAAACGCAGTAAAATTATCAGACAAAAAATTTTCCTATGCACTTATAAAACATGATGGTCTTATAAAAACATATGAAGAAGCTGGATACATTCAAGGCGATAGTTACAATAAAGAAATGATAAAAATATTATAGTATGGCAGCGTTTACTACAATAGCAACAGCGGCAGGTTTAGCAATGTCTGCTGGAACAACAGCCGCATCTTTTGCACAAGCTAATAAACAAAAAAAATTACAGAAAGAAGCCGAAAGGGAAGCTACTGAAGCTTTTCAAGCAGCTGAAAAAGAACTTCAAAAGAATTTTTACGAAGGTCTTTCAGTACCTAAAGAACCTTTTGAAATGGCTAGAGAATCTTTGCTCTCTGCTGGAGAACAAACTCTGCGAGCCGCACAAGAAGGTGAAACCAGAGGTGTTGCGGCTGCGGCAGGTAGAATAAATCAAGCCCAACAGCAAGGACAAAGAGCGATAGCTGGAAATATGGGCGCACAAATGTTGGCATTGGAACAAGCTGCAAGAGCTGAAGATTCAAGACTTGCAGGCTTGCGTGCAGAATTGCAAGGAGAGAGAGCCACGGGGGCTGGTCAAGCTGCATTGGAGGCTCGTAGAAATAGAGCAGCATTAATGCAAAAAGGTTTTGAAGGATTAGGAAACACTTTAAAGCAAGGCGCTTCACTTGTTCCGTTAATGGGAGGAGGCAATAAAGGTCCTTTTGACCCTACAGATGCATCTTTTTTAGAAACTCAAAAAACATTTAACCCTACTTTACAGAGCATGCAATTAGGAGTAGACACAGAAGGAAGGTTTATGGCTCCTGTAAGAGTGCCTACTGCTAATTTAATTAACCCTGTTGAGTCGGAATTTACTTTTTCATTACCTGATTTTTCAGGTTTAGTTCCACCTAAGATTCAGTAGTATGTCAAAATTTTATAAATATGCTGCTGATAACGCTGCTAATGTAGTAGATTGGAGCGCTATAGGTAAATCTATATCTGAGAGCTTAATAGACGAAGCCAAAAGAAGAGAGCAAGCTAAACAAAATATAATAGATGCAACTTTAAAAGATTCTGAAACTCTTGCAAATGCACCTATGGGGCAATCTAAAAGTATCAACGATTTTACTTTAGAGTTTGCAAGCAATGCTGAAGAGTACAGAAAAATGCAAGATAGAATGATTGCAGATGGTAGAATGAATTTGCGAGATTATAATATAGGTAGAGCAAATTTATTATCAGGCACAAAACAGCTTTTTACTTTAGCCAAAGATTATAACGCAGTGTATGCAGACAAAATGAAACGTCTTAATGATGGAGACGCAGCTCTTTTTGAAAGCTGGGCTTTAGGTAATATAGAAGGTTATTCTAATTTTACAAATCACGGTGCATTTATAGACCCTAATACAGGTCGTGTTTCTGTGGCTAAAAAAATAAAAAGTGAGGGTCCTGACGGAACTGTAATTTACACAATTAGCAGCAACCCTGATGATTTTAAAGCTGTTAGTGAACTTAAAAATTTAATTAATGTAAAATATGATAAGTTTAAAGTAACAGAAAATTTAAAACCAGAAGTAGACAAGCTTGGAGAATACGTAAAAGTTAAAATGAAAGACGGTGTCAGAACTTTATCTGATATCAAACAAAGTCCAGAGTATAAAGAAATTAGAGACAAATATATTGATTCTGTTATAGAGACTAATCCTGATAATGTTATGTCTATTTTAACTGACAGTATGGGTGCTGTAATTACTGAGACAAAGGATGGCAAAAAAATAATAACAACAAAAGGTGAGGCTTACGATTTTACTTATGACCCAAAAGAGGCTACAGAAGAGCACATGATATTAATGGTTCGTAATCCAAACACTGACCGTTACCAAGCTGACTTTTCATCAGTAATAGGTAAAAAGCAAAAAGAAGCAGCAAGGAAGTATTTACAAGGTCAGTTTGATGCAATGATTGATGTCAAAGAAACACCTATGACAGTTGTAAACCCGAATAGCGTTTCTTTCCTTAGATATCAAAAGACATTAGATACTGGGGCTGAATTAGCTAAAGTATTAACTAGAGCTTTGACTGCACAAACTGAAGAAGAGGCTAAGAAAGCTTTAGCATTGTTGCCTACATTTGGTCTTAACACAAGAGGAGCAGCTAAAAAAGGTGGTGCACTTAATTTTGAGGTGTTTAATAAATCTACTAAAAAGTACGAAGAAATTCCTATTTCATATACTGGACTTACAACTCAAGAAGCTGTCAGCGATTTAATGATACGTCTTCTTGGGCAAGATGCAGACGTAAGGGGTATGTTAGGTAAGTTGCCAAAAAATTATTTTGATGGCAAGACTATAACTGAAACTGAAGCTATATTTAAACCTAAAGAAGTTGTTGAAATAAGAGATATTGATGATGTAAACAACATTGTGTCTGACCCAACAAGAATCCCTAAGAGTGTAGCGGAAATAGAGCAGATGCAGATGACAGTAGCCGCATTGATTGACCAGTTAGCATCAAATGAATTTAGCAATGAGCAAGTTCCAATAGTTCTTACAAAAATATTAGAGAAACAAGGTATAGATGATGCTCAAATTGTGTTAGATGAAGATGTAAAAACTCGAGGAGCGCTTACTGATATGATTGGCGCTAAGGATGACAGCCCTTTTATAACTATAGTATCGCAAAAGTATTTTCCTGAAGGTAAAAAATTTACTAAAAATGAGTTCTTTGACGGTATAAAACAGTTTTTAGACCTATTGACCAAAAGAAGACAACAAGAAGAAACTTTTGGTAGCGCCACGGGAATTGGTGGTAACCTTAATCAAACTCAAACTCCTGGTGAATTAGACAATATTAATTAATAATATATGGAAGAAATTCAAAAGCTTTATGATGTATTAGTTAGAGATGGTTATTATACAAAAAGCTTAGATGATTTTATTGTACAGTACCAAGACCCTGCTTACGTTGATAAAGTATTTGAAGTTGTTACAAGAGATGGCTTGTATACAAAAGACAGAGAAACTTTTGATACACAATTTTCAATAAAAAAAAAAGAGAACGAACAACCGCAAGAAGAACCAGATACGGTTTCAGAATTGGAGCTTGGTTTTTCGGAATTACCAAGTGGTGAAAAAGATACTTTGCTTGAAAGAACATTTGGTAAAAACTTTGTAACAGATTATTTTGGAGACATTTATCGTGCAGGCGCACAAGGTTTTGCGCAGGGCGCTACAGTAGATGATGCTTTAAAACTTTTTGCGTCTGGTAAAGATGCAGACAGTGAAGACATACAAGATTATATAGCTGCTGTTCAAAACATGGAAAGCTATCAGCCTTCAGACGAAATGAAGGAATTTGATAGGATATATAGACAAGAAGGAGGAGGCTTGATGGGTTTCATCAAAGGTCTTGCAAAAACAAGAGCACAAGTTATACCACAAATTTTTACCTCATCTATGATTGCTATGTTTAACAAAGGTTCTTTGGCAGCAGGAGCAGTAGGAGGAGTTGGAGCGGGGTTAGCTACTGGTGGTCTCGGAGCTATACCAGGTGCGATAGCAGGTTTGTCTGGTGCATTAGAAACAGGAGTTTCATTTACAGAATTTTTAAAAGAGGAGATTGGAGATAAGCCATTTACTGAAGAAAACATACGTGAAGTATTAGAAGACCCTGGTAAATTAGCTAAAATACGAGCTAGAGCAGGAGCTAGAGGCGTTTCAATAGCGGCATTAGATGCAATAGCAGGTGGGGTAGCCTCTAAAGTAGGAGCAAAGTTTGGTAAAAATTTGAGCAAGGCTGGAGTAACATTAACTGCTGGAGCTATTGAAGGTGTTGGTGGTGGTACTGGTGAAGTAGTCGCTCGTGCATTAGCAGACCAAGAAATGGATGTAGCTGAAATAGGTTTTGAAGCTGTAGCTGGAACTGCAACTGCCCCGTATACTGTAGGCGCAGCACTATATAATATGCCAAAATATCAAATAGGGGGTAAAAAACTAACGAGAAAAGATTTTATAAAAACTATTAATGAATCTACACCAAAGCAAATAATTGAAATAGCAAATAGTAAAGCCCCTGTAGAAGTAAATAATGATAAAGAAGCATTAGCTATATACAATAATGCATATCAAGAGGCTCAAATAAAAGTTAAAACTGAAGAGGTTGCGCCCAATATAAATGAAGAAGAATTAAATAAAGTCGTTGAATTAACAAGAAGAAAAGAATTTTTAGAAAACAATGCAAGTGAGGTAGCAAAAGCCGAACTTTCAGATATTAACAAACAAATTAAAGATATAACAGATGCCGTTCGTAAGCGAAGCTCAGAGGAGGTGGTTCTACAAGAACAAACCGAGGTGGGCACCGATATGGGAGAAAGAGACTCCACCAGGGAAGTTGCCAGAAAGACTACACCCGAAGAAAATCAAGAGACCGAAGTTCAAGAAGGTGAGAATATCCAAGCTCAAGAGACAAATCAGGAGGAAGTAGCTGTAGAGCTCACCGAAGAACAACAGGATGAAGTAAGTGATTTAGAATATACCCTAAACATAACAGAAGAGACTACAGAAACTACACCTGATGATATTCCTACTTTACCTAGAGATTTAACAATTGAACAAGTAGTAGAACAAGGAAGACAGAATGGTTTTTCTGATGCGTCTATAAGAGCTGTATTGCTTAAAAGAAAAAACCCACAACAAAATCGAAGGTATAGCGCTGCTGAAGTAAATGAAGCCATGCAGATTGATTTAGAGAAAAACGAAGTATTGCCTGCTGCTATACAAAATATTGAGGGTGGTGTTGAAAAGGGTAGACAATTGCTTAGAGAAGTCAATGCACAAATTGAATCATTTAAAAATAAAACACAGAAAGAAACTAAATCTCCAGCTACCAATGCTCAAATAAGAGAAAAAGCTTTAGAGTTTTTGAGAGCTAATGAAATATTCAAAAGCTTAAATGAAAATGAACAACTAGAAGTTACTTTGGCTTTTGATAAAACTTTACAAACCAGAGCCAATCCTAGAGTACAACAAGAAATTTCAAGGATTAAAAGTTTAGTGAGAGGTTTTAAACGAGGTGTAAAAGACTTGAGAAGTGCACAAATCCAGTTGAAAAATTTTATTAGAAATAATTTAAAACAAGCTGACAACTTGCTTCCACTTATAACAGGCGTGAAAAGCGTAAAAGATTTATCAGCACAAGCAGAGCAAGTAATTAAAAGAGCAGAAAGACAAAGAGCACAACAGAAAAAATCTTTAATCAAAGAGATTGAAAAATTTATTAATAAAAAATCAAAAGGCAGAAAAACTGCCAGTAGAAAAACTAGGGCTGCAACTTTGGATGCACAAGGAAAAGATTTTTTTACAGAACTTAAACGGATATTTAAACTTGATGCAAAACAACTTGATAAATTAAGAGAAGAGATAAATGAAAATGAAACAGAATATAACAAGGCTGTTCTTAAAGAGGCTAGAGGTGAAAAGTTAGATAGAAAAGATACCCAACTGTTAGATACTAAATTAGCTTTTGACTTGATAGCAGGTATAGAAAATAAATCAATAGAAGAAATTGAAGTTTTATTTGAAGATTTAAAAACTGGCGCAAAAGAATCTTTGAATCGTTTAAATAGAGCTAAAGATATACAAGCGCAAAGACAAGAAAGAATTAGTAATACAGCGCAAGCAACGGTAAAAAAGCTATACGGATTTTTATTTGGTGAAGATGGTAAACCTTTAACTAAAGCTGAAATAAAGCAAAAAAGGAAACAGATGTTAAGGAGTTTTGGAAAATTAAAAATATTTGAAGGAACTAAAGCTTTCGCAAAAATATATGGTCCGCTGCTCACAATTAATGCATTTAGAGCAATAAGAAATAGTTTAGGTCATCTGGGTTCAATAACAGAAATATTAGACAGATATGAGCCAGGATTTTTTAAGGAACAGCTTTACGATAACGTAAATGTTATGGAGGAAAAATCTTTGCAAGGTAAGTATCGTCAAATTGATGAATTAAATAAAATTGCAAATACAATATCTGGAATAAAAAAAGGGTATAACGAAATACTAGGTAAATTCAAAAAAACAGATATAGAAATTATAGTTAATGGAAAAAAAGAAATTTATTCTGATGATAATTTGCTTAGAATATATGCTCTTAGTTTGAATGAAACGCAAAGACAAAAACTAAACAAGCAAGGTTTTACTGATAAAGTTTTAAGTGAAATAGAAAAAAAATTAGACCCGTCTTTAATTGAGTTTGCTGATAAAGTAGTAGAGTATTTTAGCACTAGATATTATGAAAGCGTTAATGATGTTTATTCTTCAGTTAATAATATAAATCTAAGTTATGTAGATAATTATTTTCCAACTCGTACAGTTTCTGACCAAGTAAATAAAGAATGGTTTAACGAGTCTGCATTTGATAAAATATTTGCAGCAGATTCTTCACCAGCTTTTAGGGATAGAACAGATACACAGGGCAAGGTTGACGTAGATGACATGTTTACTTTTACAAATGTCATGATGGACCACATTACATCTATGGAAAGATATAAAGCTTTTGCACAAGGAGTCAGAGATATAAATACCATTATGACCGACCCTGCTGTAAATATTTTAATGCAACAAACAGGAACAGAAAAAGTAATTAGACAAAGTTTAAATTCTATTTTTAATCCTACATATGGTGTGGAGGAAAATTTATCTTTGTTTAGCGGGTTATTTAATCAATTTACAGGATACGCTTTAAGTTTTAAAGTGATACAAATTCCAAAACAAATCTCATCTTTTGTAAATGCTTTTGAAGAATATCAATACTTCAAAGGAAAAAACACACCAGGTATAGACCACATAGCTTTTATGGTTGACACGTTAAAAGTATTAGGCTCTTTATTCACAAAAGACTCAGCTTATAAAAAAGCTTTAGACATTTCAGCTACATTTAGAGAAAGAGTGGAGCGTGGATTAGAAGGAGATATATATGGGTTAGAAACTGGTGGTACATTAAACCTTAAACAAGTTCAAGCATTTAAAGAAATTCGTAAAAAATTTAGAAAACTCAAAGGTGCGCCAACAGTTATAGGAGATATCGGTGGTGTGTTAGGTTATATGATTAATTACAACAGAAATATAGCTAATGGCATGAGTGAGGCTGACGCTTTAAAAGCTTTTAATAATTATAATGCAACTCAGCAAAGTAGAAGAGGCTCTGATAAAATAGCTTTGCAAAGAAGTAAAAGTCAATTATTAAGAACTGTAACTATGTTTGGTAGTACGGCTTTTTTACAAATGAACAAAGCGGCTACAGGTCTATCTGCTATAATGAAAAGAATAAGTAAGGGTCAATTTAAAAAGGCAGTTGTAAGTAAAGAAGCAAGAGCTGTAGCTTTAAATTTAGGTGTCGCCAATCTTTTATTTGTGTTTGCAGCAAATTTTACCAAGTATGCTTTAGGAGATGATGAAGACAAAGAAGAGGTTGCATCAAGATTAAGAGATGCGTTATATGGATTAAACTTACTATATCAAGTTCCGCTTTTTGGTGATGGTATTGAAAGTATGATGAGGTCAGCTAGAGGACAAAAACCTAGAACAGGAGGAGGTGTAAATCCTTTTTTATCCATAGCAAACGAATTAAGAAAATCGCCTTTTACAAAAGAAACCGCATTTCAAAAATTTAAACCTTTTATAGAGATAGGTTTGGGTACACGATTAGACCCTTTTGTAGGTTTATATAATATAATCGAGAAAGGTGAATTTGAAGAAGATGATGTATTGGATTTAATAGGTATAAGCAGTTCATATCGACCTAACCCTGACAAGCGTTTGACTAAGACACAATTAAAAGAATATTTGCCTGAGCTTTATGATGAGTTGTATGGTCCAGGGTCGGCTTATGATGAAATGAAAAAAGAAATGAGAAAAATAAAAAACAGCCTCAAAAAATAATTCTATATATTAAATAAAATATAATAATATTTATTGTTATAGTAATAATAAAGCTTAGTCTAGGGTCTAACATATTTAAATATTTTTTTGTTATCAAACTTTAACATCAGCTCACCATCCTCAGACCAACTTGCCGTTCCTGTTAGTCCTTCAATTGGTAGATACCATATGCCATCTATACAAGACCATATCATCACTGCATGTAGTCTTTTATCTCTAAGCTTTATAATCTTTCTAGCCTCCACAGTCAAGGGAAAAGATTCTTTCATCTCAGTATTTAATACCTTTACTTCAGCATAACCTATCACTGATTTGTTTTCCCCTAGTATTCTGAAGTCTACGTCACTTGGGCTTAATTTTTTATAGCTTCCGCCTAGTCTACGTAAATATAATTCTATTGCTTTTTTTTCTTTAGCTATGTCTTGGTCTACTTCAAACATTATAAATTCATCATACAATTAAAAGCCGTGTGTCCACCCAATACTACTCCACATCCGAGTGATTGACGTTTAAAATTTTTAGCGTACGCCGCTGCATAACTTTTTATATCTATGCCGCAACCTGTTTGCATAGCAAATACTCTGAATTTTTTTCCTACAAACCACCTTACATAAGATTCAGTGTGGGTATGTCCACAGACACTAGACATCATATTGTTCTTTGCTTTCATCTGTGCTTGACCACCCTCTCCGTGTTCGTATAAAACATCATCGTATATAACATTCTCCATCCACTTCCATTTCATTGTACCCAACACTTCGTTGTAGCTTCTAATCCACCTTTTTGGTATTTGTGATTCAAAACCTCTACGCATTACCATACGGTCATGATTACCTATCATGATATCGGCTTTTGTAAAAACTTTGTACCATTTTTGTACTTCATTTATAGCCAAGTCAAGCTCATCTGAACCTCCCAATCCATCGGGGTCTGTTGTATGAAATGATGCGAAGTGATTGTCTATTATATCTCCAATAAATATTACCTGATTAAGATTCCATTTAGCATATACGTCTGTACAAAAATCTAAATAATCAGGGTGATTAAAAGGTGCGTGTATATCACCCACCACTAATATTCTTTTTTCTTTTGTATTTAAATTTTCAAAAGCTTTTTTACGATTGCCTGTTAGTCTAGGTCTTATTGTTTCAAAGTTCATCTTGCACTGATTCAAGTATTAGTTTTAGTTGTTTAATCAGCGTCTGGACCTCACTTTTTAAGGAGTCAAAGTCTTTGTCTACTAAATTTTCGTAGATATTATTGGATGAGTTATGTATATCATCCATTATATAGTTAATATTCTGGATTCGTTTATTCTCCAGACTCATACGCTGTCATTTATCCATTGCCTGAATGAGCTGTGTGCCCAAGTCAGGATTTATTTTTTTGATGGCGTAATATATTTTCCTAGAGTTACCCTTTATTAACTTGCGTTCAGATTTAGAAGTTTCTATCCCCATGTTGGTATACATCTTAGCGTCTAACTCTAAAAGTCTATCCACTTTTTTCTTCTTCGTGGAGCTGGTATCTTCAACAATATAAGGAATATCCTCAATACTAAATTCCATAACATATTATTTACATATTATAAAGTTAATAAAAAAATTCTATAATTATTTGTGCTTTAATTATTTAGCTTCCTTTTTATATTTTCATACTTTCGTTTAACCTTATAATATTTAGCCTCATACATATCTTTGGTGTCTTTTATTTCTGAAAAAGCTTTCAGAAGCTGATAATACTTAGCTTTATAATAATCTTCATCAGTCTCTTTTATTTCTGTAAAAGCTTTCGGATTTTCTGCTAAAATTTGTTTTAGTTTACTTTCTAGCTTGTTATAAATTTCCATAATTCTTTTATCTACAACCAGCCAATCTTGCAGATTTCTATGTCCGTGCAATACTGTTGCGTGGTCTTTTTCTATAGACCTTCCTATTCTTGTAAATCCAAACGTGGTGTAATCTCTGAGAAGCCCATAGTAGATAGCTCTTGCTTCTACATATTTTTTTCTTCTTGTGCGTTTGGTAATGTCAACTCCAAATTCTTTTTCTACTATGTTTTTGATTAAGATTGTGCTCATATAATTTTATTTTGGTTATATAGGTCTAAATATTCATCAGAAGTTATACTCAACAACTGAAAAAAATAGGGTGCGTCATTCTCTTCATATATAAAACGCAAAGCAAAAAACACAGGGTCTCTACCACGAAGTACGCCACCAATAATTTGAGAACGATGATTCTTTCTCTGTATCTTATCGACTGCTCTTTGGATTTGCATTATTACTCTACTCGATTGTAATGGAGACATATGGTCAAGCGTTAGTAACACTGCCTCATCGAGTTCATAAAATGTTTCATCCTTTGTATACTTCTGTAATAAATCCATGCTTTTCTAATTCTTTCATACGGTATGCTTGTAAAGGAGATACCTTACCCTTTTTAGTTTTGATTTCACTAAAGATTACATTACAGTTAGGTGGTATAGCCAACAAATCAGGTATACCATTTTTGTTTGTTTTAATTAATTTAATAACATAAAAGCCTTCGGCTTCTAATTCTTTTATTCTTTTTGACTGTAGTTGTTGTTCAGTCATATTGTAGCAAATTTACTTAATTCTTTGATAGGAATTAATACTGCCAAAGAACTATTATTGTCTCCCATTTCTTTTATTAAACCTCTTATGGCAAAAACTTTTGTAATCTTTTTTAGTTTCTCTGTCTCTACCACAAGCATTAACTTGTCTTCATATTCTGCTGAAAAAACAAATACCCAATAGTCTGCTTCGGTAGTCAGTATACCTGATGGTTTTTTTCTGCTTTGAAATTCAACTGCGATATTACCTGTTCTCCCGACCCAAAAATCTCTCTTAACTTCGATGGTCTTATTTTTGAAAAGGTCAGCAACTATCCTTTCTCCTTCTTTACCTACCTCTAAATCGTATTTAAAATCGCTATTGTAATCCATTTATTATGCATGCATAGTATTATAAGTTAAATAAATCCTTTTTGAAATGAGACAAGGTATAGTCTCTCTTTTTGGTTACGGCTTTGTATATCTGCTTTTCAATCCCGTGTTTACTGAAGACCCAATACACATCGTTTTGCAATGTATCTTTAGTTGTCATTCTGTCTCTGCTTTGCCAATAACTTGTAGCACTAAAAGCTATATTGTAATACACAAGACATTCAGCTTGCCGCAAGCTTATACCCTCTCTGCCGCTAACTATTTGTAATGCTATGCTTTTGTTTGTGGTTTCAAACTCAGCTAAACTTGTGGTTATATTATCCCCGTATGCGTGTTTTAAAGCCTCTAATTCGGCTTTGAACACATAAAAGATACCCACCTTCATTCCTTTAAATTTATTGGCTATAAACTTAGCTTTTGTAAAATCTAAAACTTCAGCGTTACCACTCTCAAATTTTACAGTGCCCGAATAAATTTGGTGTAGTTTTGTCATAAGTTTTACAGGTGTGTCGGCTAGTAAAACCTCGTGTTTGCCTTCTATAACTTTTTCTTTTTTCAAAAGCCTAGCAAGTTTATAAGTAGAGTCTTTCATCTCTATCTCTAATACCCTTTCGTTTGTTTTTACTTTGAAGCCAGCTTCTTTCTGAGAATAACTTATTAAGTATGGCTTCATCTCTTCCATTATAGTTGGTTTGCCATTTGAATAATCTCTTATACGCATACTGTTTATCATCTTCTCTGTTACATAAACGTGGGTGTGTGCAAACTTGTAAAAGTTTACAAACTCCTGGAAAGGGTTGCCTGGAATACCATATACCTGATGATATATCTGTGAATATGATTCAGGGGTTGGTGTGCCTGAAAGAAGTATAACCTTTGCATGGCTTCTTACAATACGCATCTTTACGTCTCTTGCCCTTTTACTAGGCTTGGGAAACGCACCAAGTGAATGTGCTTCATCGCAAATAATTATATCCCATTCTAAATCATAGTGTACCTTGTGCAGGCTCTCATAGTTTGTAACGTGCAAATACATTGCACAATCAAGTTTTTCAAAATCATCTTCAATAGATGGTATTGCTTTTTTCTTTGTGATAAACAAAACTTTTTGTGCCCCCACCCTGTATGCAATAGACAACGCAGTGAGTGTCTTGCCCGTTCTTACCTCCATCGCTAAGTAAACAAAGCCTTTGTCTTTTAATACTTTAGTACCCTTGTTTACTATATACTCTTGATAGTCTCTTAGCCGTATCATAAAATTTAATTTTTGCTCGTAGCGTTCCAATCTTAACAAGCTTATCCCATTCTTTTTTAAGCTTGAAGTAGTTGTACATATCTTTTAATATGTCGTCTGTTATTTCTTCGTTTGGATTGTGCATAAAATAATTGTTGCTTGTGTATACAAAATTATCAAGTGACATTTTATTCACAATAACCTCATATGAATTTCTCATTGCTATGTCTAAATAATATTTCAAAATATAAATTGCTCTTGCTTGTTGGTTTCTTTAAGTTCAATCCATCTGCCCGATGCATCTCTGCCCTGTCTTGGCATTGACCCCTGCATATACACCCCGTAAGCTACAAGCCACCTGTAAAATCTTGTTCTCGATATAGAATATTTTGCTCTTGGTTGGTAGTCAGGATACTCCTGAACAAAGTCTTCGTATAAAGTTTGCTTTGATAGTCTGCCTCCTTCTGCTATGTTTCTGTTTGGTGTTGCACCTTCAATAAGCCCACACCATTCAATAAAGTCGTGACAGGTCTCTGCTGATAGTTGTCTTACCTTTAGATTGACAAACTTACTTTTCATCAAACCTTTTTTTAGATAGCCTTGAAGACAATCAATCATAAAGTTGTCAAACTGTGACCATTCTTCTGTATCCCAATCATTAAAAAAGTTTTTTCCAAATTCATTGAAAGGTACGTGGTTAGCATTATAATGCTGGTGGAGTTCAAGTTCCCATTTTCTTCTAGCAAAAGAGTTGCCCGACCCTTTTATTGCATAGTTTGTTGTAATAATAATTTTTGGTGATTTAGAAAATGGTATGGTAATTGCATCTTTATTTTTTTTCTCCAAAGTCAAACCTTCTGTAACAACACTAAACAATCTTTCAAAGTCAAAGTATTTTTTTACATCATCAAAACATATAATTTGCGTGTCTGCTGATACTAACTGATAAGCAAATGCTCTTTCAAACACAAAAGCTTTACCATCAATAGTAACTAGCTTTTTCATTTGTGCGAGTGCCTTTGTAAATACACCTTTGCCTGTTCCCCCTTCGGGGTTGTCTGAAATTATCTCATCATTTAAAATTACTGCTGGACAATGCGACATGTTTTTATATCCATGAAGCATAAAACCTATTGTAGATTCCATTGATTGAGTCCTACTGCTATCTTTAGCACAGATGTTATTTATAAAAGTTTTGTAGTCACAATTCTTAACTGATTCCTTTTTAAAGTTTCTGTCAATGACGTGCTCTTTCCAAACATATGCACCTAAATCTAGATACTCTATTGTTTTAATCTCATCTGAAGTTATGCGTACTGCACAATTATTGTAATACAGGTACGCTGATTTTTCAGTGTCCTCCATAAACAGAATGTCTATTGTTCCTAACAGAGTAAGAAACTCTTCCTTAAAAAATCTTGTTTGGTCTGCAAAATAATTATACACAGACACATCATCATTGTCTTTCAAATGGTCAAGCACAAAGTCTTTGATTTCTTTTTCGCTAGTGTGGTCAATAAGGTTGTTTGTCACACGCACAAACAAATAGTTCTTGCTACCTTCGGGGCAGTATTTATAGAAACCATTGTCTTCTAAAAATTCTTTGAAAACGAAGTGTATAATTTTTATCGCCCCTTTCTCTGTCTTAGTCCAAAACTTCATCTGCTTGTTCTCTTCATCAGCACGATTAAGAACAGACTCTATCACATCTTCTTCAATATCTAATCGTGATAGTTGGCTTCTTATTTCTGATTTGTTTACACCTCGTTTTAGTTTTTGTTTTATTTCGCTGATAGCCTCATCATCTTCATAATATTTTGTGTTGAATTTAGCCGTGTTCTGATACGCTGAATTTATAGTCTGCTCTATTTCTGAAATGGTAAAGTCTGAAGATTGATACTGATTACATATATATTGTGCTAGGTTTTTGTTAATGCCGTAGTCATTAAATGCCATAGCTAATACATACACGTTATGGTTTCGTTGTCCTTCTACCATTGGATACTTTCGTTGCCACCACTTAACAAGTATGTCTACAATTTTGTTCTCATCTGTGATTGGAATGGTCGGTTGGTCTTTGTTAATTCTTACCTCTCTGTACTCTGTCTCTTCAATCTTATCCCAAAGAGTAGATTTATCATTCACATAAATCAAGGGGTCATAAGACTCATAACATACTCTGCTTATGTTTTTGCTTGTGGTATCGAAGTGCGTAGAGTTGTAGTATTTTTCTAATGACTGAAAATATTTAACGTGATTCTCTGCATCAGCAGGTATCTTTACTAAAACTTTTAACCCATTACCTGATGGAGAAATAAAAACAGAAAAGGTATACTTGTCTTTCATCATTTTATTTTTATCATCAGTCATGTCTTTCTTTTTCTCATAGCCATCGAAGTCAAGGCATATGAGACCACTATGTTCAAGCAAAGAGTTGTCTGCTCTTTTGGAAAACTTTCCACTAAAACATACAGAGGGCAATCGTTTCTTTAGTTCATTCCTTTCTGATTTATTTTTCTCTCTTCGTATTTGTGTCACAAGTTCTTTTGATGCTCCTTCTCTTATTCTGTCTAGTATTTTAGAAACTTGAACGTGAAAGGGTGTATCAATATGCTTGATGTCTTTAAAAATTGTGCAAGTATTTGTCATATTTGTGTCGTTTTAATGTCGGTTGGTGTCTTTATAATTAGGGTGTTGTCGATAATGTCGTTTTTTTTCTTATACATATAAGAATAAAAAAATATATAAATAAAAAAATATATATATAGTAGCAAAAACAAAAAGTGTCATAGCAAGAAACTAAAAAAAGGGGTGCTTTGATACACCCCTAGATTAGCCTAGCATAATTACAAGTCCAGCGTTTCAGCTGGAGTAGTTTGATTTTTTTTCTTTGGCTCAAACGTATCGAGTTCTGTATAATACTTTCCCGATTTTGCAATTTTTGTTTGCGTGTTTACCCATCCATTCTTTGCGTTCTTTTTTAAGAAAGCAATAAATTCATCTACTTTGTAGGATTGATTTACTACTACAAAGTCGGGTGCGTTGTCATTTCTTTTGCTGATTAGTCCATCTGCAAAAACTTTTTCTTCTTGTGTCATATATAAAAATTTAAAGTTAAATAGGTGTGTTGATAATAAAGTTGTCTATATTATCGGTTGATGCAGGAGCAAACCATTTGTGATATGATGCTACTGCTTGTTCTACTTTTTCTTCTGCCATGCCCATAGTCTCTTCACTAACAGGAAAGATGCCTAAGTCAAAGTATCTGTTATTATCTTTGTCTAGCTTCGGTGTTTTACCTGTTACCAAAAAGACAACAGGTCTATTAAATAGAGTCTGATAAATAAATGCTTGTGTGTGGTAGAAATAAAAGGGAGCATTCCTTTTGAATTTAAAAACATCTGACGAAGTTTTCAAGTCCAAGACATATTTATCCGTAAGGATATCAGCCTTGCCCTTCCACAATACTCCCTTTATTTCCCCTACCATAGGCACCTCGTACCTAGCAGTAGGGTCATTAACCAAATCAAAAAAGGTAAGGTCAGATAAAGTATAATCTACTTGTTCTCTTATGAGTTCAGCATCTTTAGTAAGAAGTGCATAGTCAAGTTTATTATCCTTCACATAATCTTTGTATACCTTCGTGCTTCTCGAAGTTGTATCCACAATAGGAAAGCTTTTAGCTTTGTTCTCTTCAAGTATTAACTGATGAAAGTATCTACCCTTGACAAAAGCTTCTCCATCTTTCTTAGGTGCTTGAAATTGTCTAGGCTCGGTTGTTAATGCTTCAATGTCAGAGTTAGATAAAAACTGATTACCAAACTTACCATAGTAATGCTTATCATCTTTTAATTTTTTAATTATAGATGACCCGTTATCTTCTAATTCTTTATCAAGCTTTTTGTTAAAGTCTTTGGCTATCTTATTTCTTGTCATAAGCCTCCTTGATTTTTGCTATCTCATTTACTTTTAACTCGCCATACTTCTGCTCTTCCAAAACTTTTACTATCTCTTCCAAAGTCTTTTTGTTTTTTTGTGCTTCGATATATTTCAAAGCTTTCGCCCAATTGTCTGTTTCTAAAATAAAATGCTTTGGTTTTTGGTTGTCCTTTTCTTCGTTGGCAATAGCGTTTTGTACCTCTTCATAAGAAGCAATGCTTCCATCACTACCTATACCAAGTAGCCCTAATGCTCTACCAACTGCTGATGTTTCGCAGTTCTCAACGTGGTTTCGTTGGTTGATTCTACTGCCATCTTGCTTTTCAAAAGCATGACCAACAGAAGCTATTCTACCATCGGGATAGGATATGATTGCCTTCATAAGAATCCAAGACATATCCTCAGCGTGTGCTATTACCTCACATTCTTCTCCCCAATTCTCGTATTTCTTTTGTGAACGAAAATAGTTTACTCTTGTGTGTACCTCAGCGTATTCTTTACCACCTTGTACCTTGATTGTTTTAAGTTGACTTGACATTTTTATTTAGTTTTTGTGTGATATTATAATATTTATTTAAAGTATTTCTTCTTGTATCTTTCAAGAATCCTATATAATTAGGGTTGTTTTTGCCATTGATTTCTTCTTTCATTTTTTGCTCAATGACATCTAACCTTTCCTTGTATTTGACAAGCGTAAGTTTCCTTACCCCTGTCTTCCATCCATTCTCAAAGAACATATTATATTGTTCTTCATTCATCTCCCTGTAGTAGTCTCCACCTCTTGCAGTATCGTATATGGTTATGTCGTGAGTGTCCTTGTCTTTGACTATCTTTATGCCATAATACATACGTGCTAGATAAGTCTCTCCATCTAGTTTGGTTGATGACGAATGGTTCATTGCCTCTTCAAAGACATTGTATAGTTCGTTAAACATTAGCAGTAATAACTTCTAGTCTTGCTAGAACCTTTTGATATTCTTCATTAGACTCAATGGTCTGTGTTATCTTTTGGATTCCTCTAATGATAGTAGAGTGTTCTGCCTTGTAGCCAATCCCTTCTAAAAACTTTTGTATAGTCACAACAGGGATGCCTTTTTTATTACACAAATAAAAGAATAATCTACGTGGCTCTACAAGTTCGTAGTGCTTTGTACCTGAAAAGATTTTTTTTTCAGGTATACCATAGTATTGAGTGATGTTGTCAATGTATGACCTAAATATATGCTTGTTCATAATTTAAAGATTTTACTAGCAAGTTCTACCATATCAACAGGTTTGTGTAATTTAATTACATCCTCTTGCTTTGGGTTACGTTCTCGATAAGGAATTTTATCTTGAAGTTCAAATTGCTTTGCTTGGTATTCATCATCAAGAAAGCGTAGTTCAAGTTCTGATTTATTCATAGTATTAAGTTATTGATTACTCAAAGATAACACATTTCAAACACATAACCAAAAAAAAGGGTAACATTTCTGCTACCCCACACTTAAAAATCAAAGGTTTATGGAAAAAACCTAAAAATTATAATCATCTCAAAGATAATCAATTTACTTGTATTGACCTAAGGATATCTAAATTAGTTACAGGGTCTTCCAAGTCTCCGTGATAGTACCACCCTTTAGGATAAAATTCATCAAGCCTTTGATAGTCTTTTTTTAGTTTCCATACTTCATCTCCACCTTCTGTTTCTCCATCTTCTCCCCATTCGGGCTCTGTATATATTCTATGACTTGTAATCTCTCCATTAGAGTACACAATCTCCCCACCCCATCCATTTTCTTCCTCATACATTAGAGTTAAGTTTGGAAAGTGTTTCGCTAGTCTATTTAAAACGTGAGTGCTTATTGTATCCCAAGCAGTTGTAAATGATATCATCTCATTGTCTTGTCCAAGAATCTGTTGGTCGTAACACCCCCATTTTGTTCCCCAATTATTGCAATTCCAAGCGTACCAATTTTCTTCTTGGTCTGTTGGTCTTGGCATAACTAACATAGCTAGTCCACCATTCAGTTCCTTTGACTGCTCGTGTAAAATTTTCACAGTCAAAGGTTTCTCTGTTATTAAAGTATTGTAAACGTGATTAGGCATCTTATTTAGTTTTAAAGGTTATCAAGGGCATAGTCCACTATCTTATCATAGTCATATCCCCATTCTTCTAGTTTCTCGTATATGTTTTCATAATAAAAACTTACACCATCTGTCTCTGCCGAGTCGTGTAGCCAAATAGGATTTTCTCCATCCTCAGCAAATCTAAGTAGAATTGATTTGTAAACATTAAGTTTAGCATCTCCTTCTAATCGTATTTCTAATTCCCTAACAGGGCAGTCAGAAATTATTTGAAATGTGTTTGCCATTTGATTATAAATTAAAGTGAGTTAATATTTCATTCTCTGAAAACCATTGGTCGCATCCGTTACAATGGTAGTTACTAAAGCCATCGTGTTCTAAATCTTGATAGCAATTTGCACACATAGGCGATTCCTCTACTATGTATTCTTCACATCCAAAGGCATCATCATATTCAAAGCTAAACTTCTCTACACTAGGTAGCCTTGTTGATTGCTCATAGGTATGGTGTAATACTTTGTTGTCGGAGTTCTCTACTATATTAAAGTAAGTCCAACAAGTATACGTTTTGCCATTGACCTTGACTTCTATCTCCTCTCTTTTGTACCAAGTAGGATGACCTTCAAGCCTGTCTATGTTGCTAAGTGTAGCATCTGAAACACTAAACACATCTACCTCTACATTGTAGCCTTTACCTTTCTCGTTGATTAGATAGGGCAGACCCTGTATTATCAAAGGATATTTACTAGCAGTTACACCCGTTCCTATATGGTTTGAGTTCTTTAAGTAGTGATTGTAATTGCTATACCCTTTCTTTAACGTGCCATATACTGCAAGTAAATTGTCTTGCAATACATTAGTCTTGGAGTACCACACCCCATCTTTGTGAGTGTACAAATGTTTGTTGTAAATCTGAAAGCTACGATTGCGAGTATTGATAGTAACAAAACGACAAGTGTACTTCGCTAGTCTAGCTTTCCAAGTTTGCCTAGGTATGTTACCTAGCATACGTGCTAATACTTTGGTGTCACAAGTGGTGACATCTCCGAGTTCAGTAATCGTTCCGTTCATCATCAGCAGTTCATCTTTGTTACTGCCACATACAAAGGGATGAGTGTTGTCTCGATTGACAAGACCTTTCGTAGCATATCTAAAGTGTGCTATAAATGGTCTCTCTGTATTTAATAGCTGATACTCTTTTGATTTATGATAAGATACTTCAAATGTATCTAGCCATACTACACCAAGTCCGTGAGGATTAATCCTTGCAGAGTTCTTAAGTATACTACTTGCAATGGTGTTGGATTTCTGTTTGATAATAATAATACACATAATTTTAAGTTAGTGGGGAGTGCTATGGTAGGCTCTGACCCCTTGTTGATAACACAAAGATAGCACATTTACTTCACATAACCAAATTCCTCTGTCTCTAATTTCAGTTTTAACATTGGTATATAGTATACTTTTTTATATACGCAGGGGAAATTTGGGGAAACTAGGTGTCAACCCTTTACACTAGGCTCCAACCCCAATAAATACAACACATTCACAGAAAAGTGTAAGGGGCTGACAGCAAAGATATGTAAGTATTTTGTGTCGTTTGTACGACACAAGCTGTAAGCAGAGTGTCGTGTACGACACTAGCCAAAAAAAAAGGAGCCATTTCTGACTCCTTTCCCAAATAAATGAAAACAAATTTTTATGTGTCACATAAAAAAGCTTATTATAAAACTAGCTACGTGAAACATACCAAATATATAAATTAGAGTGCCAAGTGACAAATAAATCATAAGTTTTTTAAATGTTTCGTTGGATGCTCTTACTCTTTCTTCGGTTATAGCGTGTGATATATTCCAATATCTTCGCCCCTCATATACCACAGGATACATTGAATATGTTCCGTTGGCATTCTTTTTTCTCGACTTGATTAATTTCTCTCGTAGCTTTTCATCTACGATTGTGTCGGCTAAATAATCTGTTTCAAAATTCATTATGTTCGTTTTCGTTAGTCTTGAATTTTGCCCTCCAAGATTGGGCATTAATGGTTTGTTGTATAGACTTATTAAAAGTGTCTACATTCTTTCGATACACCTCGCTAGTGCAATACTTTTTTATTGCCCTACTTCGTGTGCATTCGCCATATTGTTCTTCGAATTGTGCTACTTGCTTAAGTTTAGCATCTAGCATAGCTTTAGTTAGTGTCATAGTTGTGCAAGTTATATAAATTATTTATTATTTAAATTGTTATTTATCAACAGGTTAGTTTTTTCCCCTGTCTCTTTTTTGTAATACCTGTTAAGTAACCCTTGCTTTTTTTGTAAAACAAGAGCTCTTTCAAATCTAGCTTTACTGCTCATTTTATTAGATTTAAGTTTATGTATCTGTTTCAACCTTTTGGCATCGTCAGTATAGGCATACACCTATAAACAGATAGGGGGCAATGAATACCCCCTATTGATTTAATTATCTAGGGAAAAACTCGGTTATATCTCGGTGTTTGACCCCTGTTAAAATGTATTTACGGAAATGTTTGGATAACTTTATTATGTAGTCAGTTTTCTCGGTGTCTCCCTCGTACATTGAAAGTATTATGGGTTTGACCTTATTGAGCAATGTTGAAAATCTACCATTTGGATTGGTAAAGGTAAAGTCAACAATGGTGTACATTATCTCGTATCTTCTGAACATTTGTTTGTAAGATATAATGCGACTAGGTAAGCGATATTCGAGTAACATATGATTAGCAATTTTACTCACCCTGTATTTCCAATGTGCTCGGCTATCGTTTAACATCCTGTTATCTTCACTACAATATGAATTTTTAAGGCGTTTACGGAATAAGGCGTATAATACGCCAGAATTTGCTCTAATCTTTTGTTGTATCTCTAAGCCATTGAAACCTTTGACCCCAATAGTCATATGACCCCCACATCTAAAATTGCTAGGGCTCTCGCTATCATTTATAATTCTTTGTGCCTTGAACATAATATCAAATATTTTGTTTCGCCATTGACTAGGTGGTAATAAAGGCAGTATATTGGTGACTGCTTCAACCCCGCAAGAGCCATCAGTCTCAAAACAAGATATTAACTCAAACTCTCGTAGTCTATTCAAGCCAAAACTATTTTTTTCGACTTCAAACCCAATGGTATAATTTGATTTGTAATGATTTCCAATTTGGGTGACTTTTGATTTAATATTTTTTACATCAAATTTAGTAGCCCCCGTAGAAAAATCACGAAACGGGGGTTTGTTCCTATGGTAGTTGTTAATTCTTCGGCGATTTGATTCGCCCGATAAATCATATTTAATTCCTTTCATTTTTAAGTGTTTTTAAGTTATTATTGATTGTTTATTGGACTTCTACGGGAGTCAGTAAATGCTCAGTCAAAAAGTTTATTGCTTCCTGTATCTGACTGACCGAATTAGTAGTCACTAACCCATCATTGATATCATATCTAACCGATACGTTTTCGTGGGCATTTAGCTGAAAAGTCATTGTGAATATTGTGTCTCTACTTTCGGTGGATTCTTCGCCTGTTTCGGCTTCTGTAGTGTCGCCTACGACATTTTCCGTTTCTTGTTGTTCGGTCAGATTTTGCAAGTCTGATACTTGGGCATTTTCATTCTCAGA